GTGACTGATATGAAAAATATGTTTTATGGTAATAGTGTTTTTAATCAACCTCTCAACAATTTGGATGTATCCAAAGTTACAAATATGGATGGTGTTTTTGTAGGGGCATTCGCATTTAATCAAGACATTGGTAGTTGGGATGTGTCCAGTGTAACAAGTATGGATTCTATGTTTGAGAATGCAACTAGTTTCAATAATGGACCGGTAATATCTTTAAGCGGTTCGGAGATTGAATATGTTAGTCCTAATTATTATTCAAGCTCTAATTTAGGTAAAATTGTACGAAATTCTACTTCAAATGAGAATTATGCTCTAAATGATCAAATGTTTTATTCAAATATAACTTATCCAAATGATTCAATTTTGACTTTTACAAATACAAATACTGCCACTGACGGTTATATGGTATGTGGATTAATTAATATAAATCCAAGTTTACTGTTTGTTTCAGGCGCGAGTAACAGCCAATTTTACAACATTTTAAGAGATGCCAAACACGGCAATTATTCAGATTTAGAAGCATTGTGTGCTGTATTACAACCGAATAGTAACAGACAGTTAAGAATATGGGATAATGGCACATCCTCAACCAACACAAACAGTATAAATTTAGGTAATAATGCTAGAATGGAAACGGATTCTGTAATAAGCATTAAACTAAATTCCGCGGGTGGATTTACTGTAACAAATGATGGGGCAGGAACGGCAAGCCCCACTCATAATACATGGTCATATGATAGTGAATGGACTGATAGTAGTTGGACTGGAAATTGGTATATTTTTGGATGTATCAGTAGAGAATCTTCTGATCCTGGTATATTATTTGATAATGGTATTTCGAACTGGAATGTTTCAAAAGTGACTACTATGCATGAGATGTTTAAATTGGCGAATGCTTTTAATCAACCAATAGGTAGTTGGGATGTATCTAAAGTTTCAAATATGGATAGAATGTTCAATGACGCCTCTAATTTTAACCAAGACATTGGTAGTTGGGATGTGTCAAGTTTGATAAGTATGGAACGTATGTTTGGTAATGCAGTAGTTTTCAATCAAGCTTTAGATAGTTGGAATGTATCCAAAGTGGAAAATATGAGCTTAGTGTTTAGAACAGCAAACTCTTTTAATCAACCACTTGGAAGCTGGGATATGTCTAGTGTGACAGAAATGTATCATATGTTCAGTGGTGGTTGTCCATTTGACCAAGATATTTCTGGATGGGATGTATCAAAAGTGGAAAATATATCCCATATATTTTCTGAAAATTCTAAATTCAATCAAGATATTTCTGGATGGGATGTATCCAGTGTCACAAATATGGAATATACATTTTATGGTGCTACAGCTTTCAATCAAGACATTTCCAATTGGGATGTTTCGCAAGTTTCAAATATGAATGAGATGTTCAATGGCGCCTCTAATTTTAACCAACCTCTTGGTGAAAAAAATATATTTGGAACAGGGGATGAGCTGCCAGCTGATTTTGGTAATATGGCACATGATCTTTTCGGGGTTGGGGGCTCGTCAAATTGGTACAGTTGTTCGATTGATTCATGGGGACTTATGGACGATGGTACCATACTTCTTTACAATAGGACTTTCGATACGCATGGTCGTTTTTGTAGAATTGATTTATCTGGAGATAGAGTAACAGATGCAGCTAGGTATCGTGAACATGAGTTACCTACATATAATAGTCTTACCGAATTAGTGAACGGATACAACACAGCGCCTTCACTACAAAATTACGTTAATTTCACAGCAGGAACCGGTTTCAATAATATAACTTTTACTAATGGTTGGGATGTGTCAAAAGTGACTAATATGAATGAGATGTTTAAATTGGCGACTGCTTTCAATCAACCAATTGGTAGTTGGGATGTATCTAAAGTTTCAAATATGGAACGTATGTTCTGGTTCGCCGAAGTTTTCAATCAAGACATTTCCAATTGGGATGTTTCGCAAGTTTCAAATATGAATAAAATGTTTGATTCGGCAGACGCGTTCAATCAACCTCTTGGTGGAAATAATTTTGGAACGGGGGATGATTTGCCAGCGGATTTTGGGTCAATGACAATACCCGTCCACAATGTAACTTGCTCCGTAGATCGATGGGCATATTATGAACCTAATAAAATTATTATTTACAATTATACAGAGGGAAGCCATGGTCGTTTTGCCCTAATTACAATGAATGGTACTTACGAAAATAATTCGAGTAGATTAATCGAACAAGGGGGGTCGACTGTCTATAACACTCGAGATGAGTTAATAGATGGTTACACTACAGCTACAGCTGGCACCTATAGTAATGAGCACAGTTTTGAAAGCGGAACTGGTTTTTATAATATAACTGGTTGGGATGTATCCAGTGTGACAACTATGGAGCATATGTTTATGAATGCAGAATCTTTCAATCAAGATATTTCTAATTGGAATTTACCCACTAGTGGTGTAGATTATACTGATTATGGTCTCGGGTCGGGTCACTCAGATAATTCATTTGTTGAATCAAGTATATATTACTTTAAAGTAAATTCATATTCAATTAACGTATCAACAACAGTACCAACTGATGCGGAGGAATCGGCGAACACTGGCAACTCCTCCTCCAGTATATTTGTGTCTATTTTTGGTCACGTTTTAGGTCACCAGCAATCAAGCTTTCACCAGCAAGCAAGCTTTTCTAGAACGCCGCCATCAGAGATTGCTTTAGGTGGATGGTGGCTCACAGGTGGCAGTTCGGGAGTGCCAAGGTATTACGCTAAGAATACATCCGATGAAACTACAACATTTGTTAGATATGTTTTAACTGACTCGAATGGTGAAGTTGGCGCTACTCATGGTATTGCATTTTATGTTGATACCAACAATGACCTAATACTCGACACCGAGTGGGAGGAGGGTGGTACAGAAACGCCTTATAATTTAAAAGTTAACGGTGGGGCTGCAGTAAGCTCTTCGGTTGTGCAAGCTGGAGACGCAATAGAGTTAATTGGGGCTGGGACATTCGTCGAGGCAACCCTTACTGTTCCGAGTGAACTCTCTACAACACAAGATTATGAAGTAATATTAGAAAACGAATTGTTGTTTACAAGTATTGATAAGGGTGAAACACTTTCGAAAACATTTGAAATAGCGCAAACGCAAAGTGCATCGCATGAAAACATAGTAGTTAAAATGTATAATACGTCAGGTGATGGTGTGTGGTTTAAAAATGTTACAATAACTTTTAACACTACTGAATATGTATTTACAACTGTAGACAATATTTATGATGCTACTTATGATGCTTCTTTAGGCTCCAGAGTTGGAACATTTAATACAGTTGGCTGGTTAGATGAAGGCGATGCCACCAGACCAGCTATAAGATATTATACAAATATATTCAACACATCTAAATCTACAATTAACGTATCAACAACAGCAGACTCGACAGATAATGCTGATACATTGGCAACAATTTATGTATCTTTCTTAACAACAGAAGGCAACAATATTTTAGTTGAACAAGAATTATTTACTGGACTTAATAAAAATGAAACAAAAACAGAAACATTCTCTTTACCAGCAATATATGATAATATCCAAGTGCAAATATACACAACAAATACTGATGCTGTAGCATTAAGTGAAGTTGAAATAACTTATAACAATAATATTCATCTTTTTACGACTGTGGACAATAATATTAATAGTATAGAACCGAGAACAAAATTAAGCTCTAATGCAGGTGCTGGAGGATACAGTTGTTCTGCGTCTTCTGTTAATTCAGGTTCTACAACTTCACAACCATTTGAACCATTCATGGCGTTTGAAGGGAATAGCAGTCCAGCCGCTAATACTTGGGTGACAGCAGTAGGATCTTATTTAGGTAGTGGAGTTTATGATGGGTCAAATAGCATCGTCACCACAACTGGGACCGCATCAGGCGAATATATTATACTTAACATGCCTCACGCTCTGAAACTAAGTGCAGTAAAATTAGCTGGACAATATACAACCGCAACGCCGCCACGGATTTCCGCTCCCAAAAATTGGAGCGTCTATGGGAAAAACAGTGGAAATTGGGAATTGATACAGCAATTTACCAACTCTGTTCCTGGAAATGGGTTTTCAACATACAACCTAACAACACCTTCTACTACGGCGTATCAATCATTTGCAATCTTAGTCACAGAATCAAACGGAGATACCATTGTCTGTATTTCGGAGATTGAATTCGTCGTCATTTCGGACGACGATGTTGGTATTAATAATACAGTTGGTTGGTTTGATTTTGGGACTGGTGCTGATAATCCCCACACTAGATATTATACAAATATAAGCAATTCATATACAATTAACGTATCAACAACAGCAGACTCGATAGATTATGCTGAAACAGTGGCAACAATTTATGTATCTTTCTTAACAACAGAAGGCAACAATATTTTAGTTGATCAAGAATTATTTACTGGACTTAATAAAAATGAAACAAAAACAGGAACATTCTCTTTACCAGCATTATATGATAATATCCAAGTGCAAATTCATGCTACTGAACCGGATGGTGTAGTATTCAGTGAAGTTAAAATAACTTATAACGATGTTATTCATATTTTTACGAATGTGGACAATACTTATAATGATGGTAATGGTGTTAATAATACAGTTGGTTGGCTCGATGGCAACCCCGAAGAGGAACTGATTCCCTACCCATATACTAGAACTTATACAAATATAAGCAATTCTTAAGCCATCCTGCTTCGACAAAAAATATGTAGGAACAAACAGTTAGAATATTGTAGCTCTACAAATATGTCTTGAAAAGCATCTACAATTACATTGGCATCGTAATGCTTTTGAATACCAGTGTGTCATATCGGGATTAACATTTCCATGTTGTGGTGTTCCATTCATGTTTGCAATACTAAGTGGTCGCCTTTGCATGTGCGTCATGCAGCAATTACATTTAGATAGTATTCGTATGTAGTCGTTTGCTTTATTCAAATCCAAATGCTTTTCTATGAAGAATTCAAAGCTTGGACATTTTTCTCCTGATTGGAAGTAACGTTCGCTTGTTCGATGGTAATCTTCTTCTATATTATTAAATACTTTACATTGCATTGGTTCACCGCCGCTACGAGTAGCAAAATTGATAAAATATAATGATTTTTGAAAATCTTGTTTAAAATCTTCTGAAGCATAATCACCAATAATATCTAATATTTCTTGTGGTGGAGGAGATGGAAATGGAAGTGAATCTAATATTGTCATAGTGATAAATACGCTTTTTTATTAAAAACTTAATTGATATCATATAATATGAGAATATTATGCTTCATTTTTTTGTTTTCTGGTGCGCATAGTTTTTTTTTGGATCGTTCTATTAATTCTCGACTTGGAGTAAATTATCTATTTTTACAATCTTTTCCGGAGAAACATCGTATTACGCTGTTTAATAAAATACCATCTCTTAAACATTTAGAAAAAAATATAAAAAAAGATGATGAGACGGAATTAAATAATTTATACGAGATATTAAAAATGCATGTAGGATATTTATCTTATTCTGAGATGGAAAAGGTGAGATTAAGTTTAGTAGTATCTTATTATGCTCATTATAATCAGAAGAGAGAATCTCGTGAAAAATTTATCATACATCCCCTATCTGTGGCTATAATTCTTTCAGAATCAAAACCGGATGTGGATACACTCATCGGAGGTTTGTTGCATGATACCGTTGAAGATACTAATGTAACCTTTAGTGAAATAGAATGTGTATTTGGCGAGAATGTTCGTAGAATAGTCGAAGGTGTTACCAAGGCTACAAATTGTGCAAATGACAATGAAAATATATATGAAATGAATCTTCGTTCGATGTTTCTGTCAATGAAAGATGATTGGCGTATAATATTGGTAAAATTAGCAGATAGATTGCATAATATGCGAACAATAGAGTATATGCGTAGAGATAAACGGATTCGAATTTCAAATGAAACATTAGAGATATATTCTCCATTAGCACATAGGATTGGTATGTGGAATATTCGTAACGAGTTAGAAGACTTAAGTTTTAAAAGTCTAGAACCTATAAAATATTATCAAGTTGTATACAATAGAACTAAACGAGTACAATTATATGCTTCTAAAATAGAGGGTTTACAAACAAAAATGGATGATATATTAACGAAAACTATTCCTGGCAAATATAAGTTAGAATATAGAACAAAATCTGTATATTCTGCTTGGAAAAAAACAGAAAGATATAATTGTGGTGTATCTGATTTGAAAGATTTAATTGCTTTGCGAATAATTATAAATGAGGACTGGGTCTATCATTTATCAGAGACATCAGGTGTTTGTTTTATTTTATTATCAAAAATACATAGTATATGGAAATATATACCAGGAACAGTAAAGGATTATATACATTTTCCCAAACCAAATGGTTATCAATCTTTACATACGACAATATTAATTGATAATAATCTACCTTTAGAAATACAAATTAGAACACAAAAAATGCATAATATCGCTGAGTATGGTACTGCAGCACATTGGAAATATAAATCGAATAAAACAAATGGACGAAGTGTTGGATGGTTAGATATATTTGATGAATGGGACAGAACGAATGAAAAGACCGATTTAATTAAATCAGTTCTTAAATTACCAGTAACAAAATTGATGTAATTAATTGAACAATTGTAATTGTTTTACACAATACAGTATTGGGAAATATATCCCCATATCCTAGTGTAGAACCAGTTACAAAAGAGAAATATAATCTTTTAAAAAAACTAGAAAATAATGTTGGTTGTGTAACTTCTGTAATAACTGGGTCAGTGTCAATATCTATTTCTTCTTCGATTTCTTTTATTTCCTTTTCTAAGTTATCTTTAAATTCTTCTTTAATAATTGGGTCAATTTTTCTTTGTAAAAGCTCATCTCTTATCATTTCTTCTAATGTATTAATTCCCGAGAAATGGGCATCATTTAGAAGCATATAAATAAATGAAAATATGAGAATTTGTAGCATTAAATAATAAAAGCGCTGTAGGCTATTCATTAAATAAATAAATATAAAAATAATAAATATCGTACATATATACAGGGATTATTTGCCAAATGAAATATTAATAAAAATAAGAGATTATCTTGGTCCTCATAAAATAGCAAAAATTTTTACAGATATGATAAATAAAATTGAAATAGTATCTAAAGACGAACCCTTTCAAGATTTAATGTATCATTTTTATAGACATTATGAATTATATGATGATGAACCTGATTTTTCAATTAGATGGACTTTAATAGAAGAAAATGCATGTTTTAAAGATTGGAGAAAAATGTACAAATGGTGGTATTTATGGGAAGGTATATTATTTAATAAATTATTCACGGGTAATAATTCTTAAAAATGAAATAAGATATATGAATATAAATTAAGATGGATAGTTACGTATTAATAGACCTCGGTTATTTTACGTGTTATCGTTATTTTGCTGCAAAAAAATGGTTGGGATTTAGAAAAGAACTGAATCAAGAAACTCCATGGATATGTGAAGATGCATTTCGAAACATATTGATGGGTCAATATGAGAAGAACTTAAAAAAACTTGCGAAAGGAAAGATTCCTTATTTGGCTATGGAGGGAATGGATGGAAAGAATTGGCGTAAGGAATTATATTGTGATTATAAGGCACAAAGGCCTAAAAATCCAGATTTATATGCTTTATTTAAATACATATCAAATGAATTTTTACCAAAATTCATAATGGAAAACAAAGAGTTCAAGTTATTACAAAAGGCTGGAACGGAAGCAGATGATCATATTGCTTTAAAAACGATAGAATTATTAAAAAAGAATCCTAATGTGAAAATAGATATAATTTCAGCAGATCTTGATTTTCTTCAGCTGGTAGAGGATACTAATAATATTGAAATTTATGATATGAATTATAAAATTAAGAGTGATAAGCCTTTAAAGGGACAAGCTTATTTAAAAAGGAAAATAATTTATGGTGATAATTCTGATAATATTAAGCCTGTCCATAGCGGAAAGGGATCTACAAAAATAAAACAAGCCTTGGTAGAATATTTGAATAATGTTGATAATTTAGACAATGTTGAGAAGGAAGTATTTGAAAAATTATCAAAGGATTCCTTCGACAAATTTTCGTTAAATAGGAAATTAATAGATTTTAATATGATTTCTAATTTTCCATAAATTGTTCCAAAAGAGAATCGATGAGTTCTTGTTTTTTTAGTGGTTTTCCATTTGATGAGGTAGCGACTGATGCCTCAATTGCATCATTCTTTAGTTGATTCATATTTTTCTTACCCAATTGACGTAATTTTTGCAAATTTTCACTATTTGATACAATTTTCAGATTTTTTGTTCGTGTCTCCTGTGTGTCAAATTTAACGGATATAATGTCGGATATATCTATTTTATCACCATTCGATTTTAAAACTGTCCCAACATCACCATCGTGATGCCACAAACATATACTATCCCTAAAAGGTGAAAACAATGAGCACCATTCATAACCAAATTCACTCATAATAATAATATTTTTGTCTAAATAAATACTGTATATATGTAAACCCGCTGGTGTTGTATTCTTAAATAATGAACTATAAATTTGTGCTTTTTTTTGTTTATAACATCTCAACACATTGTGATTGTATATCTTTGGAAACATATTTGTAACTTTTAAAATTAGTTCACGAATGTGTCTTTGCTTTAAATTATCTGAATACATTGTAAACATTTTATCACCTGCTGCTAATAACGCTTCTATCCATTTTAATTCTCCCCTATGAATTGTAGAAAAATATTTAGACGTATGATATGCAATTGGGAAAAACATAGGAACTTGTGTGTGGAGTTTCCTATTATTAGATTCTAATTGATCAAACCATTCATTTACAGTCGGCTCTTTTTCTATAGTTGATTCTATATTTTCAAGAGCAATTGGTAAATGTGTATTACGAGGTATATTTGGTGATTGCATCCATTTTGCATAAGGATTCATTAGTGTACTTGATAATTCTAAATTATTACGACCTTGATTGAAATTATTATATAATATTGTCGGTAGAGGCATGTTACATTATTTATTTATATTCAGTTTAGTCTTAAGTGAAAATAAAGTAACTCAAAACCCGTCTACAAAACCCTGTAGAACGGGTTTTTCTCGAAGATAATCAATTAGAAATTAATTTATATTATTATTTTAATGAAAGTTGAAAAAAAAACTGATGGTGGAGGATTTTTTGATTTTTTCACTAGAAAAAAGACTGAGATTGAAAGAGTTTGGGACAATCACGTTGAAAAAAGAGAAGTATTTATTAAGGAATTAACATTAATAATTGAAGCTAGAAAAGCGACATGTAAGGATAGAGAAGCTAATGCTACTAGGAAAGCTTTAAATCAGTTAAAGAAATCCGCGAAGTCAAAAAATACGACACAATTTCCAAAAGATTTGGATACATTAAAACATATTGTAGATAAGTGGGATGATCGTGTAATATCATACGCCAAAGAACTTGGTGAAACCTGTGGTTCTTTCCGGATTGTACAAAGAAAGTCTCATTTATTACTCAAAATTGAAGAAAGACTAGATATAGAAAAGAGAATTGAAAATGGCATAAAAGCCCTTTCTAACGCAGATGCTTCTCAAGATTTGAGCGGTCATGTTGCGAGTGTAACTACATTAATTAATACTCCATCCGCGAGAATCAATACTACTACAACTATAGGAAATCCTGTTTATAGTAGTGATTATTTACTAAAGCCGTCTTCATCGGCGAAAATAGAACTTCTTAAAGAAAGAGTGAGAAGTAATAGGCATGTTTCTGTAACAGCAACTGTTCCTAATACTACATTATATAAAGTAACACCTGTGTTACACGGTCCCGTAGTATATTCGAAACCACCTCCATTATTTGCTTCACAGCAAATTGGTGTGTCAACACCGTCTATTATTAGTATGCAGCCATCTGATTTAAGATATGAATTGGAACGTTTAAAGACTAAATCTGATATTGCCAAAATGGCAGCCTCAGTGAGCGGACAAACAAGCGAAAATTCTAAAATTGTTAGTGATTATTCCAGATTGAATAATAGTCTTCGAAATGAAATAGAGGATATGGTTAAAACAGCCGAAACAAAAGAAGAGTTAATGCGTAAGCGGGAAAAGGCCAGAAAAGAAAACAATGAACAACTGCAAAAACAACTTGATGACCAGATAAAAGAAAAGGCGGTTTTACAAGAAAAAAAGCAAAAAGAAATTAAAGTACTTGAAGAAGAAAGAAACAAAATACAAAAAGATGCTGAAAAAGAAATAAACGATATAAAATCTAAGAATACTGGACTTCAGCGTGATATTAAAAAGGTACATTCCGCATACGAACAAGCAACTAAAGTAATTCAAAGGCAGAAGAACGAAGAGGCCGCTGAAAAACGCAGACAACAACTTGAAAAAGAAAAGTTAATGGCTGCGCATAAAAAAGAAATTGAAGAACTTAATAGAGATGCGGAAAGTCGTGTTGCAAAAGTCGCAGCATTGGCAGAAGAGAAGATGAAAGAAAGTGAGAAAAGAGCAGAGGAAGCAGAAAAAGCGAAAACAAAAAGTGAGGAAGAACAGCGTGCAGCACAAAAGGCGAAAGATGATGCTGATGCTGAAGCTGCTGCAGTAACAGCAAATTTAAAAGAGTTAAATGAACAACTTTCAAAAAAGAAAGATGCTGTAGAAGAAAAGCAACAAGAAGAAGTGGAAGATATGGGAGACAAAATGGAAGAAAAAGCGAGAGAAATTGCGAAAGCTCAAGCCGAAGAATTAGAAAGTCGTATGGAAGACTCTAGGAAGAAGGAGGGTGATAATATATCTCCTACGGACCTAGGAATGGGTGTAACGACGGATGAGGATACAGCGGGCTCTGAAGACGATGAACCAGAGCCGGTGCCGCTTCCGCAAATGTCAGACTTTGATTTTGTAGTTGCTTTAAAAGAATTCCCTGATGAGACAAAGGCATTCGATGATGCAGCTGAAAATTTTTCAAAAATGTTAAAAGATGCGGGTAGAGATAGCTTACGAGAATATGATACTAAACACGCAAGAGTAATGAGTTTGTCCGCAAATAATAGTGAAGACAAGAAGGGTTGGCTGGGGGCGCGTTCTAAGCTTGTGTCAGCACTTACAAGTTTTCAACAAATAACAAGTGTAGATGAATTAGATAAAGAAATAAAAGAGATTGAAGAAGCTATCAACAGAAAAGAGAAAATGATGAGTGAAGGTGATGTAACACGTCAGTCACAACGCGTTAAAGAACAAGATATACTTAAACTACAGGTATTGGAAAAAATGAGAAAATATATTAAAAATAAGGAAGAAACTGCTAATAAACTAGCGCGCGCAGTTTATTCAAAAACGACATCTGATACTAGCAGTGTAGATGAAGTAATGAAAGCCAATGAAAATACTACTCGTTCAGTATTAGGGTCTAGAAGTGGTAATGTTTTTACATTTCAACAGTTACAAGCATCAGCGAAAAGGGATTCTGATGAAACTCCGATGGTGGAGAAGCCATCACCTTGGATAAAAGGTCGTACATTAGATGAAAAATCTGCCGCGAAATCCTTAATTGACATGAAAAACGATAAACAAGATAAACAAGATTCCGACGATGATTACAGCGGCGACTCCGACGGCGACAAGGAAGAAAAGGACGCTGAAGAAGAACAAAAGAAAATAGATGAAGAAGAAGCTAAGAAAGCCGCGCAAAAAGAAGAAAAGAAAGCTGCGGAAGAAGAAGAAAAGAAAGCTGCCGAAGAAGAAGAAAAGAAAGCTGCTGAAGAAGAAGAAAAGAAAGCTGCGGAAGAAGAAAAGAAAGCTGCGGAAGAAGCTAAGAAAGCTGCGGAAGAAGCTAAGAAAGCTGCGGAAGAAGAAGCTAAGAAAGCTGCGGAAGAAGAAGCTAAGAAAGCTGCGGAAGAAGAAGCTAATAAAGCTGCGGAAGAAGAAGAAAAGAAAGCTGTGGATGAACAAAAAAGCAAAGTAGATAGAGCTATAGAAGAGTCTCGTGATGCAATGCAGAATCGTGCCGACAGTGCGTCGATTTCAGCTGAACAACTTATAAAAAGATTCGAGGAAATGAAGAAGAAATCAAATCGTGATAGAAGACCTCTAAATATATCTACCGATTCTGCAGCAGTTGATATTGATAATCCAGATGCTGACTTATCACCTCGTTCGGCATCTCGACAAAGAGCCAAAGAATGGAGAGATAAAATGAAAGAGCAATATAGCAAAGAAACACCAAAAGGTGGTAAATCAGGAAAGTCTAGAAAAAGACTTTTACGTAAAAAAAGGTTAACAAAGAGAAGATAAATTCTTAATTAATGATATTTTTTTCCGCCTCACTATCCATAATTACTTGACAATGATTTTTAATAGCTTCGCATTGGTAGTCTCTTAGTTTTTTATCTTCAATGTGTGGGCATTCAATAACACCAGATTTTCCAACAGGCGGACAAACTATTCCGCCATCTTCCATAGATTCCAAAATTGGTTTATACATTTGTAATAATAATATAAGTGTTGCGACTAATATGATCATCATAAAAAGTTTTATCATTAATTAATCAAATAAATATTGTTTTGGTTATTTCGTAGCTTTTTGGATTACTACATAACCAATGACGAACGTGGCCTTCGACAGCAACAGTTTCAATTACGTTTTTAAATAGCGAATTAATATCTTTTTGTACATTTGCTAAATAATCATGAATGTATGGTTCTCCAGAAAGCATCATTTTTGAAGGAGTATATGCCATATCAATATCAACAACAAGAACACTACCATTTTGTGATAGATTTTTAATTGCATTTTTTAAAATATTTAAACGACCTTGTTGTGGTATTTCGTGAAATCCAAACATTATTGTGATTAAGTCTGCTTTATTTTTAAGTGTAACTGATTCAGCGTCATCAATTATGAATTCTGCTAACGAATCCGAAGATTTCTTCGCAACTGCTATCATTTCGTTCGATGTGTCAACAGCTATTATACTTGAATTTTGAAATGTTTGGTATAAAGCATCTGTTGACATAGCAGCTCCACAACACCAATCCGAAATAAATGATGGATTTATAGAATTTTCTTTTTTTAATTTTTGTAATATTGTATAACGAATATCTTCACCATTATAAGCTGCAATATCAATTATACGTGTAATCTGTCTAGCAAGTGATGCATGTATTTTTCCACCAAAACCGATATTACCAAAATTGTGGATTCTGGGATCATATGGATAATAACTTAATGCATATACACTATAAATTGGTGTTAAAATTTTTAAAAATTGAAATATTCGCATATAATTCTAAGATATATTATAAAACTTTATACTTAAATTTATAACATATCACATAATTTATGAATCATAACTACTCACTATTGCAGCTGAGGTGGCTTCTCCAGCAGCCTTTGCCTTGGCTGCAGCCTGGGTCGCATTTGCCGCCGCACCCGAGATGGCCGCGGAAGCCCTTTCAAAAGATGGCAATGTTGAATCGCATTCATTTGCATGTATCATATCATTTTCTCCAAGTTTTTCGGGATTCGTGTCCGTTCCTGTTCCCGGTTTCCGTCCAGTATGAAATATATGCTTCATTTCGGGTATAGTTAATTCACGTTCGAAATACATAAAGTTGGAAATTACCCCTCTTATTGGTTTACCATGAAAGAATTTTATTGGGAATAGTTTTCTTCTTTTTTTTAGACCAGGAATTTTACCCTCAAATACTTTACTGCCATATAATTGACCATTTTTATAAACATCTAACCGTTTTTTTGATAAAACTAAACCAATATGAAAAAACTCATCTAGTGGAAAATATTTTATTGCGACTTGTTCTTCGTGATTCGCGACTTCTGGCTCATCATCATGACCCTCTTGTTCTGCTTGTGATTCTACATCACATAATAATTTTTGTACAGTGGTGATATCAGGACCGAGGCCTCGCACAGTATTTACTTTTATAATAATATCGTTCTTTTTTGAATCAATAGCAAGACTTATTATATCTTTACTATCCAAATATTCAAAAGAACCTGTACCATGAGTTAAAATCTCTCGATATTTTACTTTTTTGTCATAAAGCCATTTTAAAATGTTAATATTCATTGTATATGACACACCATATTCTTCCTCTTCTTCATCGACAGCGACCTCGTTGCCAGATACATCTAAAGCTGTATCAAATACATGTGGTTCTAACATAGATTTGTCTTCATTCAACCATAACATGCCTTTATTATTTTTTTTCGATTTTTTACTATTTCTTCTATAATAAGCCACCCATGCCAAGATCACCATAGATATTAAAATACACACTGCTACTCCAATTATTAAATACCGATTTCTAGTGGTAGAATCCATTATGTTAATAGATATTAAAAAACAGATGAAATATTTTATTTGTAGAACATGATTAAATGGATAACAGTATAACAAATGATAATAATGATGATGTTGAAATACTGATACGAAATTGGAAAAAAATACCAGTTATAGGCACCCAAGTGTTAATGAATAATTTTCCCTATGCAATAGCTCCTTGGGAACATTGGAATCTATTGATTGATGAATTAAAGAAAAATAATAATAAATCATCGCCCGAAAAGCCCGAAGAGTCAGAACCAAAAGAACCTGTTGATAATTTTGAAGAAACGGGTAAAAATAATGAACCATCGGAACCAATATCAATACCAAAATCAATACCAAATTTTGTAGATTTTGCAGATAATGGCCTTGTTGATTGGGAATCAGATAATGAATCTTAAATAACACTTCCTGCTATTACACCAGCAGCAGTCAACAATTTATTATCTGTTAAACTATAAATCGACCCCTTGTTTGTTTTTATAGTTAATGTACATTGATCTGTTTGTATTGTTACATCTTTTTGTTCGCTCATTTTGTCAAGTTTGTAATTTAGTTCTTGATTTGTTGTTGTTAATTTCTGAATTTTTTCTTCTAAATATATATTTTTTTTTTCAAGTTCCTCTGATTTTTTTTTCCATCTGGATGCAAATGAAACTTTTAGAAAATCCTCCATTTCGGATTTCAATTTAGAGTTTAATTCTCTCAATTCAAGTATAGTTATCTCCTTCTCTTTCAAAACTTTTTTGAAATTTTCTAATTCTTCTGATGTCTGTTTTTCATGATTCTGTATAGTTGATAGTATACTCTGAATTAATGGTGAAATTTGTTCTTCCATAATGCATGGCCTTATTTTACTAATGTGTTATTATGTTCATTTTTATTGAGCAGATGCGGTTCGAGAATGTGCAGCCAGTGTCTTGTATTGCATTTTAACAAATTCTTTATATTTGTGATGGTCTTCCTCTGTTAACTCGGGTATTATTTTATTAATATCTTCGGTTGAGCTAAACACGTCTATCATAATTTCATCTTCCATTAATTTAGATATACCTTCGTATTCTGTCCTACCCAAATAATCAATACCAGCTTTCAACATAGCTATAAGATAATTACCATTATCCTGAACTGAATCCGGAAATAAGTTGATTAATATATCTTCCGTTAAATGTTTGAACATTAATATGCATATATCTTTGTCTTGAGAATCTTTATATATAAAAGCCCCAGTATCCATAGTAATATTAATCTAATAAGGAGTATGTTGTTAAGTTTAATTTAAGAATGACAAACACTCTTATAGTAATCACATTAAAGGGATATAATTTTTATAATCGTTCACTAATTAACCATATAAAAAAAACGACAACATATAATATATTTTTTGGTTGGGATGCATTATCGGGTAAAAAAGAAGACGAAAACAATTTTATAAATTCATATAATTTATTAGAACAGAAATTTGGTAATAAAATAAGGAATTTTAATGGAAGATGGCTTAAAAATCCAGCAAAACTAGGAGCTATATATTGGTTTTCTCAGAAAAAAGAAGGAACATATATGTGGCTTTTGGAAGATGATGTATATGTTAGAAATGGTAATAAATTTTTTGATTCATATGAAGATATAGACACAGATCTTATTTGTATTAGAGATGAAAATCTACCTTTTTGGTATCCTGATTATCGAGTAGGAGATAAAACAAGAATTGCGTCAAATTTACCATTAGCACACTTATATGTTGTTAGATTATCAAAATTGTTGTGTAAAAAAATTGTAGAAGAGTTGGAAAGTAAGTATGACACAAATCACCATGAACTATACATACCATATGTTGTTGAAAAACATAAATTAAGTTATAGTGATTTATTTGAAGAACATAAAAAAGGATTAATGACAAATCCCACAAACTCTGCAGCCAGTCACGTCCCGGAAATAGATGCTGAAGTCATACATCCATATAAACATAAAATTAGTTCAGTTTTTTAGTTTGGAATACCAATAAATATTCTCTTAATATTTCTTGAAATATAAACAGAAAATGACTGTCATGGTTAACATAAGTGTTGTGTGCTAATTCATGGCAAATTATTATAAACCATCTCCAAAAAAAAGAATCATTTTCTTCTTTTAAATTAAAATATTTTACATTTAAAAATAAACTTCCATTTTTATTAAATGCGGTTGCTGTTGTATAATTTTCATAGAATAAATTAAAATATTTTGAGTCTATTCCCATTCTTTCTATTGTTTGTGTTATTTTTTTGAAATATTCTTGTAAATTATTTTTAACAAAGTCTGGTACAGAACCACTAGCATATATTTTTAATCCATTATGGATATATTTTGTCAAGTCCGGTTTTTGTGGACGCACAACAGTTGTGTCCTTATACTCCTGGAGTTTTTTTATAGAGTTTTTAGTGTATCGCATAGTTATATTTAATTATTTTTGTTAAAATAAAAAAAATTTTATATTTTTTATGATTTTTTAGTTTTTATTTGGTTTTATGATTTTTTAGTTTTTATTTGGTTTTATGCGTTGCAGGCAAATTTTATAATACAAAGGTGGGGGCTTTCGGGCGGCGAGTTCCGGGGTGTTTCGGCGCGCGCTTAGTCAGAGTTACTTGTTTCGTAAAAGTCTTTTCTCCATCTTTTTGAATTTCAAAATCGACATACATGCCACGAGCAGGAGTACCATGTACAAAATTAGTTCCATGGAAGAACACATTGTCTTCAGGAAACTTATAACAATAAATGAATCCATAATGTTTTTTATCATTCCAATATACAATTTTACCTTGGACCATGTTTTCGCGCGTGCCCGCCGCGGCCGCGACCACTGGCGATGGTTTATTTTTTTTAGTTTTCTTGGAGGCAACATGCCACCATTGCTCATCTGCGATGGCAGGTGATGGGTCTTCGACAAGGTCATTCCAATCAATGGTTCTTGAATTTTTTATGAATTGTAACCAGTCATTCTGAAAATCATGAAACTTCTGAGAACGAAGAAATGAACTCGACGATTTAGATGATGATAACATTTGTAAAACAGTTTTTCCGGTTTTCTTGTGAGCTATGGTGTTGTGATTCTATTATTTACATATATAAATCTTAGAACAAAAAAAGTGTCATTTTTTTGAATCTCGTGGTCGTAGCTTTTTAAAATTAATTGTTTGTATTTATATATGGCTAATAGTAGAATTACTTTTAATATTTATAATAGTAGAATTAACATTTATAACGGTATCAACGATATTGGCGCTGAAGGCGTGGATGAAGAAAATTTAAATGATAGTGATGAGTCGGAAGAGTCCGTATCAGCACGAGTCAATGAAGAGTCACCTACAATAAATGACCAAGATACACCTGATTTAAATACAATAGATTTAGCTAGTTTATTAAATTTAGGTATAAGTAATTTGGGTAATAATACTACGTTTTCAGCTGCACTTGGAACACCTATTCGTACGAATAATCAGAATGATTCGTCCGGAGCAAATCTGAATAATATTCAGGATATGGTTGGAGGGATTATTCAAAGTGTTTTAAATATTCCGGCAGCTAGTTTACAAGTTGAAGTTGTCGAGGCACAAGCGCCACAAAGACACACATCTGTTCAATCATTGCACTCTGGAACAATATTATCAATTATTAATGATGAACATGTGCAAGATGAAAACAACCCATGTACAATTTGTCATTCTCCATTTCAAAGTGCAGATATTATTCGTACAATAAATAATTGCTCACATTTTTTTCATGCAAATTGTATAGAACAATGGTTTCAAAGTCACAATAATTGCCCAGTATGTAGGGGAACACTCTAGAATACTTAAACATTTAATATAATTATATGGTGTTAGGAGATTTGAACAATGATACTAACATAAATCTCCTTGATCTTGTATTATTAGCATCGTATTTGGATTTGGATGATAGTGGGAATCATTATTTTCCTGAAATGTATAATAGTATAAATGAATCAAGTGCTATTAGCAATATTAGCGGAATAGATGGTATCAGAGGTATTGATGAAAATGATTTAGATTTTTTTGCAAATTATATCGCTGGTAATATTGATGAGTTATTAGATTATATACCAGAACCAGAACCTGAGCCTGAACCAGAACCAGAACCAGAACCACAACCCGAGCCAGAACCAGAATTAATGGTATCACTCAAAGATGTATTTACTAAAGGGCCATTGGTATATTTTGATTTTACAACAGAATATCCGGATGATTATTATTATCGTGATTACGCGTTTGTATCAAATAAGATTCCTAGAAAATCATATACATCAGATACTATTGTTGGTAGGTTTACTAGAAGCAATGGCACCGCAAATGCGGGCTATAGCACATATCCAAGTTATGATAAAGAGAAAAAAGCCGTTAGGTTATTTGACTATATTGATACATCGGGCACACAAGGTCATGGTGGAGACCCTTCAGATAGTAGTGGAATAATACCACAATACGCAGGATTAACAGTAAGATTATCCGGATTGAATTCTGAATTTGGAGGTGAAATGACAATAATATCTATGAACTATATACCTTCGACACAACGTTTCCAACATAGTGGCAGTAATACTTACAAAAATTCTATGGTTTTATTGGTAGCCTTAGTCTGGAGTACAATCTATTATAGATTGATTAAAGTTGATGATGAATATGGTAATACATATTATAGATTTGAGTTAACGCATATTGACAATACTGGTACCCAGAAGTCCACCAAATGGATATGTAATGATTATAATTTTGAATTTGACACTTGGATACAATGGGCAATTGTCTGTAAAAATGGACATAGTCCAACGGTAATAGTCAACGGCACATCATATGAAACAATTCTTGTATCAAACACCGCGGATAGCACTGATGCTAGCTATGATCCGGATGTATTTGGTATAGCAGTTCCGGTAAATGCAACACGTGACACGTTTGCATTATACGGCGAATGGTCGGGCACGCCACCCGAACATGGTGCTACTGACACTGCAACTTTAGGTTATGTACGGTTTTTCCAAATGTATAACGAGGCATTAGAAATGAGTTATATAAATAGTTTATTCTATTATTTTGATGAACAATTGGATAATTCACATTTAGGTGTAACTGTTATAGATATTAATCAAAATCATCTAACTTTCAGAAAAGTACGTTTTGTAAAAACTTCAAGTGGTCTCGGGCCCGACGAATCAATCAATGTTGACGAATTACAAGTTTGGGTAGGTGGAACAAATATAGCATCTTCCTCTGTAAGTGGAACATCTGCCTATACGACAACAGCAGAAGTTTCCAATGTTGGAAGAATACATAATAATATTTTATTAGCTGATTTGTTCTTCTCGGATAATAATACAATTATTGGTGATAATTTCGGTATAGATTTAGGTACAGATGTGTCAATACATGATCTCGAATCTATTGTATTATACAATAGAGCGACCGAAGAAGTTCCGACTGCTACTGGTGATGGTGCAAGAATACTTGGTTATACTATGGAACTCTTGAATTCCAATGATGAAATTGTGTTATTTACAAACGAAATAACAATAAATAAATATTATTACAGATTTGATGGAAATATGATTGGCACAGCTTCGTTTTCTTCAACACCTTCTACAACAGCAATTATAGACGATTCTGAAAATACTGAAACTTTAACTGCTGTTTTTGGCAGTGAATCTCCTATTCCTATGAATGTTAGTGCAGAAATAACAAACCATTCTAAAACAATAAATTTAAGAGAATTAATCCCAGATATAGATTTACAAATGCCTTGGAGTGGGGAAGGTTTCTATAGTAATTCATTAATAGCTGAGGCTGGTGCAGATGGTTTAACAAGTAATGGTAGTTTTTCTGGAACTCCACCAGCCACTCTTTCTTTAACAGCTGGCGGATGGTTTAACAGGGGTGATAGTTACGTAAGAAGTACTTATACAACCAATTCTGTTAGATATGATCTGCTATCTGGTAACACTGGACAGGTTGGCTCAGGGCATGCACTTGTATTTTCAAGTGATAATAACGGCCAACTAATTCTTGACGTAAACGATGCAACACATGGGTTTGGTGATCCTATATCGTTTAAAATCAATGGAACATTGGCATCAAATCTAGATGTAATCAGTGCTGGAGATACCATAGTTTTAGTAAACGGTGATGACAGCAATCCTGCAACTTTTACTGTCCCAAGCGAACTTGCTGCAGAAAATGCAAATGCATCAATATTTGATGGTTATATTGGTGATGAAAATCGTGGGGGCGGTTGGGACGACTCTGGTAATTTTTACGTAGATTTTGAATTTCCAGAATCAAAGATGATAACGCACTACAGAATGTGGGCAAGAGCAGGACAGACTCAACTCCAGGCCATAGACCGGCGGCAGGCGTTACCGAGTACATGGACAATTCAAGGTACGCAAGTTCCTGATGAATGGACAATTATTCATGAAATTAAAAATTATAAACACAATGGAATAGAATGGCTCAGCACAGTCGGTGGGGGGACTAACGGCCCAAATGGCGAAAATGGTATGCCCGTATCTAGCGCAGTTGACATTGATGGTAACATTCCACCCTATTCTGAGTTTGCTATTTCTTCACCAGGATTGTATAAAATATATCGTATAACTGTATATAGGGCGGTGAACGCGTGGCACTCGCCCTACATTGGTGAATTAGCGTATTATACAACTAAAAATAGTGATACCTATACAGGAACTTCACTATCTGGTGTAGATAGTGGAGATTATATTAAGTTGGAATTAGATGAATCACAAATTTTACGCAATATTGAAATACGAACACCACATGCAGAACTAATACCAAATACATTAATTTATAAAGAGCCAACAATCACCACCTTTGGTGGTTCACATTCAGAAAGTGGATACAGATGTCTCGCGTCTAGTGAAGACTCGAGTCTGGATAAATATGCTTATAACGCATTTGAATCTCTGACATGGTATACAAAGGAAGAAAACTATGATGGTACTAATGGACATTACTTGCCTCGCCCATATATGACTGAATCGGAAATTTGTAATTTAGGTTCTGATACAAAAATGGGTACAACTTTTAGATATTTGTTAATTAAAAGCGATGGAACACTACCATGTAATTTAAGACAAGTACAAGTATGGTTAGGGAATATAAATATTGCTTCAGTATCAAATGGTGCTTCGGAAGCATTATGGAGTAAGTCAGATTGGATAAGTTACAAACATAGAAGTTTTAATTGGGATGATGATCTCGCAGAAGCATCTTTGCAAGATGATGCTTCTTTTGAATATGATGGTGTAAAAAATTATGCGAAATATGCGAATGATGATAGTTTGACATCACCAGCTGGTTCAATATATCAATATGCCCACTCAGAAATTGATCATTTCACAGATTATAGTTTAATCATAGATCTAAATAAAAATTATAATATTACCGAGTTACAAGGGATTGTTGTATATAATCGCACCCCAGTAAGCGCCGACGACGCCAGCGCATCTAGAATTCAAGGTTTTAAACCACAATTATTAGACAAATATCTTGATGTTGTGTATGATGGAAACCAATTTACGGGTAATGACAATTACCATCTTGTGCGTGGCCCTGCTTGGTATAATGTTTTCGATTATATGTTAACAACAGACGAAAATAATTTTGCTACAAAGATAATAAATACTAATACTAGTGATAATACCACCAATACAACAATATACGAATTTACTGATTTAAACCATATTTGTTCTTTTACAACTGTAGATTTGTCAGAAAAAAATTTATACAATGAATTCGTAAGAATATATGTACCAGGAACATACACCGTACCTGCCAGCGGCACCTATAGGTGGGAGGGAGATCCCTCGGCCGGCGCGAACCCCGAGAGTCAGGGTGACCCAGATGATACTATACATATTCCAATCGAAAATGGATTATATTTAACAGTAGAAAATCTTAATTTTATCCCTGATTATGCTAGAGGTGTTAAACATCAGACGTCGGATGCGCTTACTACCATAATGTATGTAGATGGTTTACTTAGCACTAGTACATATAAATATGCTATATGGACTTACAATAGCGCTCCCGCCCAGCAATATGATATCACAGTAGATGTTATTGGACAAAATATTCAAAGTCACAGTTATGGTCAAGACGATACAGATGAAGATTTTGCAAACTGTGTAGGTTATATTAAACCGGATTCAGATGGTAAAATAACCTTCTCTTTTCTCTCCACGATGAACGGCGCGTATTTATCATGGGTTAGAATATTAGAAGAAAAGGATAATGGGACAGCACCAAATGGAATACCAAATGGTGAGTTTCTTATATTAGAAATGCCTTATATGCGTAGATTAAGTGGAGTTATAATTACTAGTCAAGGTCTAACCGATGGTGGTTCGCGTCAGCCGAAAGATTGGAATATTTATGGTAGGGAAACAACTGGAAGTAATTGGGAATTGTTAATGGAACAAGTTGATGTTAGTCCGGGGGATACTGGAGATCAGTATGACTTAGACACACCAACTATTAAAGAATATGTATCATTCGCAATCGTTATTACTCGCAATACTCCGCCAGTTATTTCTGCGGATAAAACCAATACAAGGATAGGTCAAATTCAATTTTTATGTGTACCTCCTGAAATGGATTTCAAAATTTATGGAAACAATGATGGTACGAATTGGTCAGAAATTCATTCCGAAACAAATGCAATTATAACATCCTCTCCATCTACTTTTAATATATCAAATTCAACACCTTATTTGGAATATGCATTGGTTTGTACAAGAAAAACCGGAAGTGATATTAGAATAAATAATATTCCAGTAGCAAGACTATCTTCTCCTACTGTTCGTGAGCCAAAAACAGCAATGACAGGACAAACCTCTGGTGGCTATTCTTGCAATGCTTCCAGTAATCCAACTGACAGTTGGAAAATCTTTAACTTTCTTACAACACCATCAACTGACGCTTGGCAAACGAATAATAGTCTTTACGCAACAGATGGATCTTATTCTGGTTCAGCTAACTTGGCAACAGATACGTCGACAAGCGGAACAACACACGATGGTGAATGGGTCAAATTGGAATTGCCAAACGCCAAAAGATTGGCATCATATCGACTCACAAGGCAAGACGGTGGAAATGATGACAGATCTCCGAAAGAGTGGTATGTATACGGTTGGAACGCGTCGTCGGGATGGGTCGAGCTTCATCATGAACTTCGAACAGATTACATCGGAGAGTATGTTTCTGGAAACACCGATACTGGAGGAACAGATTTCACTATTGATGCTAATAAACAGACGGATGGTTACGACACTTTTGCGATTGTCTTTACACAATCTTTTGGTTTTAATAAATTGTTGGTCGCAGAATTGCAGTTTTTTACATTATTAACAGATATTAATTTTAAATTTAATGAATTAGAAAATTTTGAATTTAATATTGACGAATATTCTAATTCACAATACATTATAAATGGTGATTCAATTAACGATGGGAAATCATGCACTAGAGCAACATTATATATACCCACAGATGATTCAAACGGTATGAGTATTAGACTTCATAGAGAAAACGAATCGAATGAATTATCCGGATTGTCTGGTGCAAGTGTATCAATATCTAATCATAATTTATCATTTAATTATTCAAATATTGATAATTCACCATTAAATGCTTTAGGTGCAAATTTCGGCAGCATATCTTCGATTCACGAAGGCACCATGGCCATCGACTTTGCAACTTATGATAATATTACAAATAGTTATATAGTGGGTAGTTTACTCGAAGAACCCAGGGGTGTCGGAGATGAATTTGTGGACACCTATTTGTGTAGAATTAATGAAAATGGTGCATACATTCCATATTCTGGTAAAATTGTCAATACTGGTTTAAATCCAGATTACATAGCATCTGCATCGGCGTCGAATGGCGAAGTCACACATAGCGAACCTACAATAAGTATGAATTCAGATGACGAATACGAAAGCGGTTATTCGTGTGAAGCTTCGAGCGTTTACCCGGAGAACGACTATACATACAACGCTTTTCATTGTTTTGACGGAATTGATACAACTACAACTAATAAATGGGTATGTGGAACTGGGCGCTATACTGGAACCAGTGGTATTTATACAACCAGTAATCCATCCAATTTGGGAGACAACACCACTGGTGGACAAACTGATAATGGTGAATATGTTATTTTGAATATGCCATTGGCAGTGCACTGTGCAGCAGTGAAGCTTCATCGCTTCTCTGCGGATGGTTCAACAATGACTGATGCCCCAAGAGATTGGAAAATATATGGTAGAGAAACCTTAACTGGAGAATGGGATGAGATTTACGCAATAACAGAACAAACAACATATTCTGAAACGGGAAATACATATTATTTGCCAACCCTTACTAAAGCTTATGTATCTTTGTCTCTTGTAGTAATAAGAACAAATGGTGGGACGACTACCGCACTTTCTGAGTTGGAGTTTATAGGAAATTACCCATCTATTCCTCGATATATTACTCAAAATGAATTAAGTAATATTTATAATAATAAACAACTTAGAGGTAGTTGTGTCCTGAATTGGCCCTCGGAAGCGAATGAATATCCTGAAATAGCTCTTACTAGTGATGACTCGTATGGTTACGTGACTACTGCAAGTTCAACTCACGCTGGAAGGGCGCCTTGGCATGCGTTTAACAAAAATCGTGTCGGTCAAGATTATTGGATGTGTACGTCAACAGGTTTGTACTCGTCTGGAGTTTACCAAGGTTCTAGCAGTCTCGGAGATGTATCCGGGGAATGGATTTCATTGGAACTTCCACACTATATAAAACTGACTTCGGTTCACATTACTGCAAGGGATATCGAGGACGACGGGACTACCGTTTGGGATAATCGTGTTAACGCTCCAAAGGATTTTAAAGTTTTGGCATCAAATGACGGTTCTACTTGGTTCGAATTATTAAATAAAACAGATGCAAATATAAATGATGAAACAAATGGCGGAGGTAGTTCGTTTATTCCACACACAATCAACGATTATTACAAGCAATTTGCTTTAGTTGTATCAGCTACTCGTGGCCCCCGCTGTTCAGTAGCCGAAATTAAGTATTTTGGAAAACAACGAGACAGTGGTGACAGTGCCATTACCAGAATGCCAATAATAGATACAATAATAGGGAAACACTATTACTGGGATTCACAAAATTATACCATTATTGGTAATAATAGTCACAATGACGCCGCCGATCCACAAATCGAATGGACAAATGTAGATTATTCATTCCAAACAAGTTCTAATATATATACTGGTGTAAGTTTTACTCTTTCTGGATATTCAACGAAGAGGTCCGTTGGCATAAGTAGTGCTGACCTTTCTAGTAATGGTTTTACGTTAAATAACAGTGATTCCGTGGATTCAGAGGCGTATAATGATAAAGAATTATATTTCTTTCACCAAAACGATAAAATAGCATACTGCGGAGACGACGCGGACATTGTATCGTATGAGTCACAAAGCGATTACGATTTTATTGGTAAAAAACTAAAAATTATAGCAAATGCGGAAGAATCAAAAGTATATTTTTATGTAGACAATGTTCTGAAGCGTGAGTTCACCACTACTCATACTGGAAAATGGTATATTTGTGCTACCATATTTGATGAATCCACTATAGTGTTTAATAGTGATTCTATTATTGATTTTGATTTAAATCATCATATTGACTTAAGTGATGATTTCAATACAAGTGATGCTGGAATAACTGGTAATAATGCTCGTACAATCATGGCTACTATAACCGCTTATGAATCAGATGTCGCGTCGTCGCACCCCTATAAACATGTAAATTTAAGACCTATATGTTTTTATGGTACTGGGCAGCTGGCGCAGGCAGGATATAATGTTCACCTTCGATACAATGGCGACTGGTCTGATTCTGACGACACTGCTGGGGCTGGGTATAAATTATCAGTTCAGGGTTGGTCTAGTAATCCAGAAACTACTAGTTCAGTAGTACAGGAAGGAGTTAGAACTACAATAGCAGTAAGTTATGAAGAAATTGATGGTTCCGGACTAGCTCATCTATTTGTAAAGGACCCGGAAACTGGAGACTGGAGTAAGGAATTGGTTCCTCACACACACAACGGCCAGCAAGCACCCTTAGATACTGGATCTGGTGAAGGTACTGGTTTTATAATAGGGGCAGCCCGGCACACCGAAGCCTTATATTCAAAATTTGAGGGAAAAATACATAATATAAAAGTATTTAATACATGTATTAATGATACTGAAACAATAGCATTAGCAGAGACTGAAGAAGAAAATAGTTGTATATTTAAAGCCGGCGGCGGCTTCGTTGCCGCGTTCGCGCAGCTGCAGGCATCGCAGTCTGAAAAAGTGTTTTGGAATTATAGTAAACATGGTATATTTGAAGAAATGTTAACTAAAAATGATGATTACACACGCGAGAGTGATGGCGGCTCGGGATCAGAAATAGTTTTGGGTCAATATATTGGTAATTTTAGTGGAGGAAATATATTGATGGGAAATCAATCATCAATAACAATTGATTTTATTGAGCCTGGTGACTCCTAGGCCTCGTCGTCAATAACGTCGGCCCAAATTTGATGTATCCAATTTATAATATGTTAAAAATAATAAATTTTTAAGTAATGGAAAAAAAAGATTCAACAGAAACATTAATAAGTGATGATAGTTATGAAGAGAATGTTGCGGTGGCCGACGGTGCCCGACTATTAAAAAGACCAAATCTTGACACAAAATATTTTAAAGTTATAAAAGATGAAGCCGAGGCGTCGCCGACGGCGCGGCCGCGAAGGCCGAGCAGAATAAATGTAAAGATAGAATACAAACCAGAAAAAGAATCTGATGCGACATTGTTGTTAGACCGTCCAAAATCGGATAGATATGGACGTCTTCCAATTAATGATGAAGTCGAAGGCCTCGGGCATCATCCAGGTGATCACCATAGGCAATTTGGACCGGTCCGGAGGGTTGGATACGCTGCTCTTGACCATGGTGTCGAACAGATGGAATTAAAAAAGGATGATTCTGGTAACGTTATAAAAAAAGGATTTGAGACAGTCGATGGCGAGACATTAGTTGCGCTCGAGGATAGACCACAAACGGCTGAAGAAGAAGGACGTAACAGCCCAACAAGATTAATGCATAGCGAACAGTTGCGCGATAGATTAGTTAGACAAAGAAATGAAAAAGCAAAAAAAATGATTCCTTTTGGAGGAAGGCGACGTCGCACGCGGGCGACACGAACGATGAAGAGGAAACGGTTACTGAGAAAAAAAAAGCGCAAAACAAAGCGAAGGCGCTAAGTTAATATGTAATTTTGTTAGAAAGATATTCCTTCCTAACAATAATATCAACTTCGAATAACTGTTTTTTTTCCCAAAAATCACCACCCCAACATTTTAATATCATGTGTGAATTGTCCTCTAAGAATTGATAACAGTTATTAATATTATTTTCCATTAGAAAATCTCGAACACGAGATTCGACATGATTTATTGTAATTCTAGTATAAACTCGTGGTTTAAAGTCTCTTGTTATATTTTGTTGTGCTGCTGCCGTGAATGCTAGCCATTTGATTAATTTCATTACTATTTATTATAAAATTATGTTTAATCAGAAAATGGTGGTTTATCGTAGAAGTCTCTTGGTAATTGATAGTAGCATTTATTTTTTAGTAAATCGTGTTCTTTAGTAGATAATTCGCGTAAATAACATTCTTTTACGTATCCTTCGTGATACCCTTCTAATCCATAATAATATTTGTATTTATGATTTGGTTCTATAGAATCAATAATTATAATTTGTTCTTTATTATCAGTTACATAGATGGCGTGGTCTCCTACTTTGTATTTACTAGTATTATTCATTTTATTACTGAAACTATATTTTATAATGTTATATAAATATATTTAACAAAAAATTGTATAATCTGTTTATGCGTCCTCGCCACCGTTACCATGGCATTACTGATAAAGGTATTTTAAGTTCTGTATCTAATATAATAGTATGTGTATTTGTATTTAACGTGGGATTCATAATAATGCAGACGATTCCTGTATTTGACAATGCAATAATAAAAATATATGAATATTTATTTACAAAAATAAAAGTATAATAGATACAGAAATATAATGGTATCTAGGACTGGGAAAACATTATTTAGAATATATAGAAAACGACCAAACAATCCACAAAGGATGATGGATTTTATTTTTGAAAAAAAAGAATGTGGACCAATGGTTTTAGATGGTCTAATTTATATTAAAAATAATATTGATAAATCCTTGAGTTTTAGAAGAAGTTGTCGAGAAGGTATATGTGGTTCATGTGCTATGAATATAAATGGGAGAAATAACTTAGCGTGTTTAACTCCGATTACTGAAAAAATAGTAATTTATCCACTTCCTCATATGCCAATTATTTGTGATTTAGTCCCAGATATGAAAACATTTTACAAACAATATAAAGAAATAAAACCATGGTTACATAGTTCAAAGAAGTTAGACAAAAATGAAAACTATCAAAGCATAGAAGATAGAAAAAAATTAGATGGTATGTATGAGTGTATTTTATGTGCATGTTGCTCTACGAGCTGTCCTAGTTATTGGTGGAATAGTGAAAATGGATATTTAGGCCCTGCGGTATTAATGCAAGCATTTCGATGGATTTCTGATTCAAGAGATGAAAATACTAATGAACGTTTAAGATATGTTAATGATGCGATGAAGTTATATAGATGTAAAACAATAATGAATTGTTCAAACACCTGCCCTAAAGGTTTAAATCCTGCGCAAGCCATTGGTAGATTAAAAAAAGCTGCTGCAGAGTTGTAGCTCAAGAACGCGAATGTATAAAATCCAAATACCATCGTCCTTCATCATAGTCTTTTAATTGGGATATATCTAAATAAATACCAATATTATCGGTAAATTCTATTAAGTTATTTTTAAATAATGAAAAATCGACTTGTATTTCAATACATGGATTTTGAATAATATGAGTAATTTGTAATATATTAGTCGATTCTATATCTAAGAATATATACATGAGTGGTTGTGTATGATGCGGCGATGGTATCCATCCAAGATAAAGACACTTGTCATTTCTTAACTTTGCATATTTAATTGCAGAATGTATGTTTCTATTTGATTTTTGCCAAAATTCTCTTTCTTTTGTTCCATATTGATTATTTCTAATTTTTTTAGATGTATGTGTTATAAATGGATTAAAATGTTCTATAATTTGAGGAGTTGTATACCTAAGGAATGGTTCACTAAATGTGTGTGACATATGAATTAATAGTAATAATAAGAATTTTCGCATCATTCTATACATAATATGTTAAGTATTAAATTATAAAGTGATTAATAATGCGATGGTATATATTTTTTTTCGGGCTAATTAGATTATCTAACCAACTAATTTATACAAGTCCATATATTAATCCGGTGAAGTTATCCGAATTATTAGAAAAAAAATTACTAGCTCAATCTGAAAAGTATAGAGCAGAAGCTGCAAAGTTAAGAGCAGAAGCGAGTATATTAGAAAAAGAACTATTGGTGTCGCGCGCCGATAGCGCCGTCGCGCCGCGGCCGACGCCGCCCGTTGGTGTTATTAAAAAAATGTTTGTTGTGAAAACAAGTAATTTACGATTTGATTGGTTATTAGATATTAATGGTGAAGCATATGTAAATATATTAGACATTCATGGCAATAAAATAATAGATGTATTTGGGAAGTGGTATACAAAGCATTCAAGATATGGTATTGGCGGTAATATACATTTAATTGCAAAAAATGCGAGTATTTCTTTAAGTTGTATATTCTTGACAATAAAAAAAAAAGATGCTTTAGGAATTAGTAACACTTATTCACATTATAAATCAATATATGGGGCCGCCTCTACAAATCCAGAACCGTTAGTAAAACTAATAGATATTGATGAATCTACATCTTTATTTCCTATTATTAATCAGGAATCAATAGCATCTTTATGTTTTAAATCCATCAAAAGGTTGATTAATAATGTATTGAAAATATGTACAATGAAATTTTTTAAGCATATTTCGACTTCTGCAACTAGAAAAATGAATAAATGGCGAAAATTATCCCAACTGGCTAATGGAAACAATACAATAATATTATATAATAAACCCTATGTTGTGAGTGAAGTAGGAAATATTAAAATTAAGGGATTGCGCAAAGTGCTTAATACTTGGAAAATAGATAATAGTTATATAATTAAGTCCGAATGTATGTTAAGTTTTAAAAATATTGAAGAAGTGAGTGCAGGCAAAGTATCTAGAACTGGTGGTCGTGCTGGAAGAGCACGACGACGGAGGTTATTAGGCAAATTGGATTGATAAAGGATGTTTATTATGGTGCAATGATACGACCTGGTCTAGGAAGACGGCCTAAGCTACTGACAGCAAACCCCTCTTCTAAATCTTCCCAAGCATCTTCCATGCAATTTTCGTCACACACCCCCGCATCGGTCGCGGCGGCGACGTCGCCTTCCTCCTCCTCCTCCCAAGTATCTTCTAAAGCGTTTTCGTCGACGGCGTCGGCGGCATCATCACCTTCGTCTTCCCAAGTATCTTCTAAAGCGTTTTCGGCGGCGACGGTGTCGACGGTGTCGGCGGCGTTTTCCCAAGTATCTTCTAAAGCGTTTTCATCATTATTGCCACGTGTGGGTCCTAATTTTTCATTCCAAGGACCTCCATAGGATCTACCGGGTATACCTTTGTTGGAGGCCTCGCCACGCCGGAGTCGGCGTCTTGTGCGGTCTCCGGCGCGGATGGCGTTCACATGGGCGCGCCGTCGACGCCGCCGCCTCGGCCTCGGACTAGAACTAGGTTGGGTATATACTTGAAGAAAACCAGTAGATTCACCATATTTTGGTTCCGGTTCTTTTGGCTTTTTCCCAGACGAATATTTTTTTGTATTTTTTTTAGTATAATAGTTACCTAACACAGAGTGAACTTTATTTGTGGAAAAGTACATGGTCATTATCATTATGATAATGAATGATGCTAATAAAAGTGTAGGTAGAATATTCATTAGTATAATGCAACTTTATTTCTTACAAGCACTAGAGATACGCATGCGGCGTTAACATTTATCTTCTTCGTCCATACCATCCTTTTTAACAACACGCAATTCATCTTTATAAGTCTTATCACAATCACTTTCCCCTTTGCTCGTGAGATCATCGCATTGAACGATCCGGTTGGGGTCCGCCCCTTTCCAGTGTCTAAATTTCAAGCCATCTATTTCCCTATGCGAGAACTTGCCTTTCTTCGAGTTCCATCTGAAGACCTGGTCGTGAGTATACTCGTCTCCGGTCTCCTGACACTTTCCTGATTTCCATTCACATGCCGCGTATACACCACCAGCATCTCTTCTCCACCAGCTCTGGTCTTTCCATTCATCTTCCGTCATATCCTCTGGGACGGCAGAGGAATAACAACCATTGCTATAATCTGCTGGTGGTGCGGAGGATGGCTCGTCTTCAGACTCTTCTTCAGACTCTTCTTCAGATTCTTCTTCAGACTCTTCTTCAGACTCTTCTTCAGACTCTTCTTCAGATGCCGGTTCTGGAGCTGGCTCGGGAGCTGATTCGCCATCATCTTCATTTTCCCATTGTTCTTCTAAGCAATTCTCGAGCTCAACTCCACTAAGTCCTGAGCAACCTTGTGATGAATCCGATTCTGAGGCTGGCGATGGCGACGGAGTAGACGACGGAGTAGGCGAGGGCGAGGTGGCGTCGCTGCCTTCGGCGCCACCGCCGATACAGTCGTCAACACATTCGTCACCATTCCATTTACAGTAAATTCTGTCTTTCTTAGAACATTTTTTACTACTATCAACATTACCATTCTTGCAAACATATCTACCTTTTTGACATCTATTAGAAGGAACCTTGGAACATGTGGCCAATGGTGGTGTTTTATCACATCCATAACATTTTTTGATGGATGAGCTGGATTCGCACTTTGATATTGAGCTCGCGGCGGCTTGCGCGGAGCTCGCGCTCGTGGGGCTAGGGCTCGTGGAAGAACTAGTGGATATTGAACTTGGTGTGCTACTACCGATGGTTGAAATCATTGGACTTGGGCTACTTACTATTCCAGTATTGTAAAGATGTTGGTACTTTCTATTTTTCCATGAATTGTCTAATGAAAATGATTTAACTAATTCTACACCTCTTGAATCGGCAGGTGCAGTATTAACGATAGTTGCACTCGGAGAAACATAAGATTGTACATATCCAGTAGATTCACCGTATTTAGGCGAATCTGATTTTTTATTTTTTCCGGATGAATGTAATGTCGTGTTTTTTTGTATATAATAATCATTTAGTGATGTGTGAACCTTATTTGTAGAATACACTGTACTCATAATTAGTAAAACTATAAATACGGCTAAAAAAAGAGTAACAACAAGTTTCATTAAAATAATGTAATATATAATTTTTAAATCTTTAAGAATTATCTTTTTTACAACTCATAACATGTTCTTCACCCATGGCTTTTACTACACCAAGTATTAGTTGTTCTCCTTGTTCAAATCCACCCCTTATTTGCTCTTCCAATTCTGGTGGATATGACGGCATTTGAAGATCTTCGCGTGTTTCGCCGTTATCAGTCATCAGAGTTAAATAATCTTCATCAGAAATATCTAATAATGAATATTCAGATTTAAATACATTTGGTACAGTCGTTCCATGGGATGACGGAACAATATCTTCAAGTTTTTTCCCATTGAATATATCTGTAGCTACAAAATTGCATTTTGCATGTCCATGTTTTCCAGTTTTTGAAGTAGAAACAGATGTTACTTTACATGGTCGCCCTTTAATACAAATATATCCTCCTTTACGTATTTGACCTGCTTCCATAGGAATGGTTTCGGACGCTCCAGCATCTGTCGATTCAAATGTTTCTATATCTGCCATAATTATAATTAATATGAAAATGCATTTATATGAAAAAATGAAGGTAATGTATTAGTGTGACAAATATAAGTATGGTGGAAGAATCAAAAGTTCCGGATGATTATGAATCTCAGATGCAAAAAAGTGAATTAATACAAATTGAATATTTATTTAAAAAAGAGATACCCAGAGACAGCGTTGTAACACTTGGTCCTGAAAGTTTAATAATTAAAAATGGTACGAAAATGGCATGCATACAATTAAAAGGAAATGACTTATTGACTACATTTATAAATAATGGCAAAAGAAAAAGGGTGGTTATATACAAAGAATATACTAGTCTAGTTGATTCTGTTATAAATATGTTATATGGTGTTTTGGAATAAAATCTTGATAGTATTATAGGAATTTATCATGTGTCAGAATACAATTATATTTAAATTCGATGATGTGACTAGCACTACCCAATATAGGAGAGATTTATTAACCGCGAAGGGTTTATTGGATAATTTTTCTGAAATGGATATAATTCCTGTACCACAGATGGATTTGGAACTTGTACATTCACCGTATAAATTTGGTATGAATCAAATGNATGAAATATACGAAATAATCCAAATCCAGAACGAAGTAACTTGGCCAAATCTAGAACCTGAAAAAATAATAAATATTTTACCATTAGCAGATTTTTTAGGTTTAGATATTTTTATTAATAATTATTTGGAAGAAGTCAGAAAAAATGTTTTTATAACAAATAAAAATATTTTTGAATTATTTATTCGTTATCCGCAATTTAGACAAAAAATAGCATATTCCGAGAAAGAACTAAACACAATATTATTGTTATATGATTCTTATTCGGTATCATATCCGGAATATCTTGTAAAAAAATTGTCTGAACAAATAAAAAAATCAATGAAGATTTATTATAATATTTGTTTAGGTATTTCCACTGTTCATACATACAATGGTAATCGTGTTAATAGAGTTGTGACTGGAACTAACGATAAAGAATTGATAAATAGTATATGTTTGGCCTATCTAGAAGGTGCATCGTCGCGCACTTTATTAACTGATAAAGAAAGAACAGATAATATTAAAAATAGTATTATTAATATATTTGATAAAGTTCATATTGATCTGAATCCACCGGAATCAACACCGACGCCATTATATAAACCAAGAACATTTGAAAGAAATAGAGCAAATTCTCTTAGTTAAAATTTGCTTCTAAAAAAATGAATAATTATGTAGAGTAACTACTGAGGCAGTAGTTACAAATGCAAGCTATTGAAGATTTAGTAAATAAAGCAAGAACGAATGTCGTTCTTACTTATGATGATATAAAATACTCAATGTTTATTGATGATTTTGTGTTGGAAAATCAGTTTATTTCAGATTGGGTAAAATTAGAAAAAAAAAATGAGAATGTTTAGAAGAAAGCATAAAGTAGAACTTAGAAAGATGGATTTAGTGTGTAGCTATAAAAATCTAAAACTGAAAAATAATAAATTTTATGGATTGATAACCAAAAAAGCAATGCGTTCTCAATCTGGTGTATTGGTTGTTACTGTATTTACATCCGCGACACCAACGTATACTGATAAACGGACTGGTAAAAAAAAAATTCAAAAATTCTCTTGTAAACATAACTGTTATTATTGTCCAAGTGAACCTGCTCACGAAGGCAATAATTGGGTAGCTCAACCAAGATCTTATTTAACTAAAGAACCTGGTGTGTTGAGAGCAAATGCTGCGGATTATGATTGTGTTACACAAGTATTTATGAGAGTCGACCAATATATTCGAATGGGACATACTCCAGATAAATTAGAAGTTCTTGTACTTGGTGGTACATGGAGTGAATATCCAAATGAATATCAGGAAGAGTTTGTAAGAGATATTTATTATGCCGCGAATATTGTATTAGATACAAAACGAATTGAAAGATTTCCGTTAGAAACAGAAATACTTTTAAATGAGAAATCAAGGGTTAGAGTAATTGGGTTAACTTTAGAAACAAGACCAGATTCAATTAATCTCGATGAAATAAAAAGATTTCGTTCTTTTGGATGTACAAGAGTACAAATGGGAGTTCAGCACACAAGTAATAAAATTTTGAAAATGTCAAATAGAGGTCATAAAATAGAAGACTCAATAAAAGCTATAAAATTATTGAAGGATAATTGCTATAAAGTTGATATACATTTAATGCCAAATTTACTAGGTTCGACTCCAAAGAGAGATATAAAAATGTTTGATAAAATTTTATATGATCCAAATTTACAAGCAGACCAAATAAAATTATATCCAGTGTCGGTTGTTCCTTGGTCAATCTATGAGAATATGCATAAATCAGGTAAGTACAAACCATATTCAGATGAAGAATTGAAAAAGGTTTTGATTTATGCTAAACAACGAATGCATCCTTGGATTCGACTTAACAGAGTGATACGTGATATTCCAATAGAATATATAACCGGAGGGTGTTCAGAACCAAATATGCGTCAATCATTATCTAAGATTAGTAACTGTAAGTGTATCCGATGTCGTGAAGTTAAAGGTCGAAAAATTGATAAAATTTACAAAAAAGTTCGTGTATACTTAGCATCGGGTGGAAAAGAAATTTTCATTAGTTACGAATCTAAAGATGAAAAAATAATTTATGGATTTATTCGTTTGCGTATTCCCGATTCCCCTGGGCTAGATGAACTTAAAAACTCTGCCCTTATTCGCGAATTGCATGTATATGGTAGTCTTTCCGGTGTCGGTTCAGAATTGGGTTCCCAACATAAAGGAATAGGTACAAGGCTATTATGTGATGCTGAGCGAGCCGCATTGCTACATGGATTTAGTAATATTGTTTGTATTTCTGGGATAGGTGTNCGCGAATTTTATAGAAAGCGCGGTTACGTAATAACAACAGAACACGGATACGTGAAGAAACAAATGTATCTATTTACACCATTTATTTGGATTATTAAACTGTTTTGGTGGTTTTGGCGTACTTCATGGCGTGCCTTTTCATCGGAGTCCTAGCCAAATGCGCCAACGCTCTTTAAAAATAGAGTAGGGCCAAACCTGAGGGTAATACTCTCCTGCATCTGAGATCAATGCACCATCAGATAATCCTTTTTTGCGAATAGCTATCTCATGTCCATTATCAAAAAGTCGCGCCGACGAGGGCATATATCGGATAGAATAGCGTAGTTTTGTTTCGCCTTCGTCAAACGTTTCTCCTTTATGGAAACAATAACGACTGTGAAAAATAGCGTCACCGGGTTCCATGTCGTGGAGAGTTTTCATTGATTCGAGAAGACGATTGCACTTTGGTGATAGGGTAGCTAGTTCACATGTGATAGGAGGAGCACCAGGTGTGAATGTTCCAATAAATCCACGACACTTCTCCCGCCACGTAGCATTTGAGCTACCGGGGGCGACAGCAAGGCCGCCTCCCTCTTTGGCTCGAAGTGGTGATAAAGTGATCCAGACGTTAATACCCTCATTAGCTGCTCCAAGCTTGGAATCATCGTAACAAGGCCAGAATATTTTGTCATCCACATGCCAACCACAGGCCTTATCACCCGGAGATAAAGCCAGTAAGGCGTCCTTCATAACACGTAATGGCTGTTTTTTATCTAAACCCATCAACTGCGCTGCTATTCTAGGAGCAGGTGAGTTAAATGCGATATTTCGAAGCTTTTTATTGGCGTACCATCCTTGGAAGCTGAGGTGACGGTAAATATCTCTCAAACTTTTGCTCTGTTTGACTAATATTTTGGCGTCAGATTGTGCTTTTCGCAACTTCCTACCACGAATCAACCTTTTTACCACAATAACACCATCTCTTTGGTAATTGTTGATTTGTTCTGAAGTTAGTTTTATCGCCACGGCGCTGCGCGCCGCTAGGGAGAGTAGCCCAATTAAATAGTATATCCTATTTTTAAACATTTTATTTAAATTAGGTACATTTATTGTTATATTTTTTACGTCGCGTCGCGCAAGCAATCTTTTATTTAAATAAAAAAATAATGAATACTCTTTTAAAAACTTTAATAACATGTTCGCTTGCTCTAAACATTTTTCTTGTTTATCATTTTGAATTATTGACATATATTCAACTCGGGCGGCGCGACGCCCGGTTCACCCTTGCTTACCCGGCCGCGCGCGCGGCCGCGCCTACCCCAAAGCTACAAACATCCGTTGCGATTGCTGGAGGTGGCCTATCAGGATTAGCTCTTGCCTTGTCCCTAAAGTCGTCTGGAATTGAGGATGTGCTTGTAATTGAGAGAGCCTCGGCCTTACGTACGAAGTCTCAGGGTGCGATACGTCTAACGGACGCAGGATTGGCTGATCTTGGAATAATTTATCCGTCGCTTCCGTATACATTGCGTTCAGTTGGTGCTGTCTTTGAACAGTCTATCAAGAAACAAGTGTTGGAAAACGGAACGGTTAACTATTTCACAGGAAATGACCCAAGTATAGGTATTGGTATTCTTGTCGCTTGGGCAGATATACAAGATGCACTTGCAAATGCCATACGCGAGGTTTCTAGTGATGAGTCTTGGCTTCGATGTGGTTCGGGAGTAAAGAGTTACAGGGAGACATCGGAACGAGTTGAGGTTCAATTAGATGACGGTTCGGTCATACATACATCGTTGTTAATAGGTGGAGATGGAGCTTTCTCATCTGTACGACGACAAATCACATCACCATGGCCGGATCGACCCCGTTCTTATGCACAGACTAATTGGAATGCAATCATTCCGCGTGATTCTGTTCCTGAGGCGCATCGTGTCCCGGAACGGACGACAGTGTCTATTTCATACGTTTTATCTGATTCTGCAGCTTCCCTATTGAACGTTGACATTGGAAGAAATCGAACATTTTGGCAGTTACGTGTAACTGATGAAAAGATAGCGAAGGCAGTTGATTCAACTGGTCGCGGTGGAGCTGGTCTCATTGGTGTACAAAAACGTATTCTGGAATTAATTGACCAAGCGTCTAAAGATACACCAGAATCGAATTTCGATGAAGTACGGGCTCTAGTTGTGGCGAGTGATAATAATATCTTCGAGCGGCGAATCCTGGATAGAAAGCCATTAAAACGGTGGTCGAGTCGACGGAGGCGTNTCGTGCTTATGGGTGATGCCGCTCATGCAATGCACCCANCACCTGGTCAGGGTGCGAATTCCGCTTTCGCTGATGTTGTTGCGCTTTCTGCAGCGTTGAAAGAAGGAGACCTGAAAAATCCTTCTAAATCTGTCAAGGCATACGAGAGGGCTAGAATCAAAGTTGCAAACAAGATACAGGCAAGTTGTCGAAGCGCGGGATTCCGGCAAGCGTCTGGTAAACGCAGCTAGCCGAGTATGCGTCTGCGCGCAGTAAAAAAAATGAACAAACAATTTTAATATTGGGTTAGCTAACCATGGAGGAGTCTTCATATAAAGCGTTAAATGTTGTTATTAATGAAAATAGTAATTATTTCATTAATGAATTAAGATATGATTCGATATTATGGAAAGATATATCAAAAATGTTGTTAAATCCGCATTCATTGTTATCAAAAATAGCGAGAATTATTCGTTTGGAGCAAAGTTATAATCTAAATGAATGCATACTTGATAAAGAATGCTTAGAATTTCATGATATTTATTGCTCATATGAAGATCTAATAAAATTAATTCCTAATCTACAAAATCTTGGTATTAATGTAGTTCAATTTAATAAAAACGAATATCCAGAATATGGAGAAATAATTTATATGAATTGGATGAGAAAATTACCAGAATATGAAATACAAATCGCCAAAAGATATAATAGAAATATATATTATGCCAAAAATAGTTTTATGTTTCCTTACTAAAAAGAGATTGTCTTAATGGTGATTCGTTTATTAATCTATAAATTAAGAACCACGTGTTTTCCGTTGTTCTAGAATCATTGGAAATTTTTGCCAATACTTGCACATAATCGTTTGTTAAATGATTTTTTTTAGAATGATATTGTAATGACTTGATACTTAATGTAATAATAGAATATGCTTGAAAATATAATTCATTAACTACACTCATTATATTTTTTTCTCTAAATACTCTGTCAAATAATACTGTGAAATCTAATTTGTTTAATGTGTCTACATTTACTAAATCATCTGAATGTATTTTTTTATTCATTAACAAACTTAAATACTGCATGGTAGAAACCATCTTCCGCATATCTTGTCCAATTCCATAGAAAATTTTATTTAACGATTCTTTATCGTAAATTAAGTTTTCCTTTTCACAAATATTGACCAAGTAATCAACGCATTGATGAAATTCTAATGAATTATAATTAATAACGACACAGTTACGAATAATAAATTCTGAAACTTTGTCAATTCTATTACAAATAAATAGAAATATAATACCTCTGTCATTCTTTTCTCTTCGACCAATATCCTTCGTAAGAGGTCTAATAAACATTTTTTGATTCTGGATTCGAATAGAGTCAACTTCATCGACAAGAACAAACCGTTGATTATAACTGGTTTTTCTCATTGAAAATGTAGTAAGTTTATGAATTAAATGTTGTGTTGTTTCACTCGCTCTGCTTTTAGCATCTAATATTAATTTTGAATCTTTTGGAACATTTTTCAGAAGTACTCGTACAGCAGAACTTTTACCAGTTCCAGACGGTCCATGCAGTAATAGATTTTTTGATTGACGACCATATTCCAATACCTGATCAAATTCTAAATAATTACCACATACTTCGGATGATTCCATGGGTCTATATTGTTCAGTCCAAGGTACAACATTACGCATTATTATTAATAAAAATAGATTCGCCCTTATATTTTCTCCACCCCAACGCTCATGTTCGGGGGTTTTGGCTTTATTATTTGTTCTTTATGTTTTATATTTCGCTTTTTTTCAGCTGTTGTTAATGTTAATTTTTTCAAATCTTCTAATATTGATTCATCATTATAAGGTAGTTCAGGCGAACATTCCCAACGAAAAACAGCCCCAATAGGATCAAGCATAAATCTTTTAGGATATGTGTCTTCGTTACGCAGAATTTCACTTTTCCATGTTTTTGGTAACAAATGTGCCGATTGAGGTGGGAGAATAATTGCCAATTGTTGCAAAGATGTATATGATTTACCAATATTATTCATTGGATAATGAATAGGAGATTTTTCAAGATAATTTGCTAAATCTTTAAGCAGTGGTGCATGTAAAAATGGATAATACCAGGTTTGATTAACAGAATTATCCGTTGGGTCAGAAGTAGTGTAATATTTAATATTCCACGCAAGACCATTTACATATTCTTTACACATATCATCTATTTTATCAGTCATGTGTATTGTGTCATAATATCGTTTTTCCCAACCATCGCAACCAAAATTTATAAAAATCTCTTTGTTACGAAAGTAGTCTGGAAAATGTTCAAATTTCTCCTCGGGTGAATGACCGTGTTTTACTAATTTCTTGTAAACCATAGCATTTGCCCTATTTTTTACAAGTTGATTTTCTCGAATTGCTAGTTTCTGTATTAATTTTAGCAAAAATGAATGATTAATTTTATTGTTAACTATTAAATTTATTTTTAGTTCATTCTTCACTTCGTCGTATATTTCTAATACCTTGTCTAATAATCCCATACGCATATATAACGCGTAGAAATGTGGTAAAAAATCATTCCCCATGAGAAATGATAGGAAAACATAATCTTGAGAATTCCAATTATTATGATGTGATTTTAAACAATCATCAAATGCATTTACTGAAAGAAAAAAAGGTTTTTCTAAATATTCTCGATATAAGTAAATATTTTTTTGATTTTGTAATAGACTTAGCATTATAAGATCGGCATCTAAACCATGAATAACATTAACACCATCATCAGGGACTTTTCTTAAATAACGAAATATTTTTTGTTCACCTTCACCAGGACATGACGAATTAGAAATTACCACCTTAATTGATTTAGATAATTCGTTTAAATATTTCGAAGTATACAATTGGTAGTCAAGATTAGACATAAACCGAGTTCCAGGAGATATTGCATTTGAATCCCATTTTTGTTTTACACAACCAGTCATGGCTGACTTGACATTTTTATCTTGTACAGATTTATACCTTCTTTTACGTTGCTGTTCCATCTTTGCTCTTGGTGCGACACCATCTATTCCAATAAATAGTAATTCTGATGGTTCAATTAATTTAACAATATATTCAATATAGCTTAGTATTTTTGGATATATGTCTTTTTCTAAACCATTCTCAGCAAAAATTTCTTCCTTGCAACCATGAATAATTCCATTAAAATCTAAAAATAAACGAGTTGTTTTTTCAGGCCGTTCGAGTAAAATACTTCGTTTTACTTTATTCTTTATATATTTAAAATACGCTGGTATTCCCATTGTTGATTGAATATTATATTAATATATTAGACATACCTTTACACTGTCTTATTGAAATTCAAATTAATAAAAAATTATTTATAAAAGTTATGTCATTTATTGGTTATCTAAAAGAATCTGTAAATATTTATCAAAATATTTATGAAATATTATCAAAATCTTTAGCTCTGAAGAGCGAGGCGAATATGCAGACGCTCGTCAAAAATTATACAAATTTTACAAATATGAGAGATAGATATTCAGACGCCATCGATGCAAATATGTTTTCACAATCAAAAATAATTCCAGACAAATGGAATGAATATGTAACTGTACAAAATCATGGAAATTCATTTTTTACTATCAAAATAATGTTTTATGTTGACAGTCCTGATATAAACGAATATATCGTTGTTGTTGATGAAGTTGGAATAAAAAAGCATTACTCATTCAAACAAGAGGCAGATGGTTCTAATGAACATAAAATTAAAATTTCATCAGATATTTCCATTGTCTTTTCAGATGAAATAATTGATAAAATAAGAACTGGTGATATTTCAAATTCTGGTAGGATTAAATTTTACTACAACAACTCTATTTTTCCTGTATTACGTATTCCTTTCCATAAAGAAAGGATTCATTTATACAATAATTTTTGGATTGTGTCTGTTTTAAATAGCATGGATATTGAAATGAGTCTAATAAAAAAGAAGTATCTGAGTAAAGATTATAATTTATTTAAAAATCAAAAAAATAAAGTAAACTTCCAAAAAAACTTTATTCCTACAAAAACATTATACAATTAAATTTTGCGAATAAAATCATTAATTTATTTTGAATAAAATAAAATAATCACTTAATATGCGTTGGTCACAAACCGTGCGATTCAATATAGCACATGATAATAGAAAAACAGATATTAGTGACTTATATGGCGTTGGAGACATCGCATCCCTTCTTGGAGGGGAGGGAATTAAGATGGCAGCTACAGTAGCGGGCGCTTTAGTTCTTCGAGACCAGCCGACAGCTATAATTTTCGAGGAAGGTGATGGACAGCAGCAGAACGAATCGCTTGAACAAGCGGTATGTAGAAAAATAAGTGACGCAGTAAATGCTTATACAAACAGGGATATAGTTATTCAAAATGAAGCAATTATTATTAATGCCCTTCGTGATGGTGACGTTCTAAATCCAGATGCATATATTGAGTTAACTGGTGTTGATAATTCTAAAATTAAATTAAAGGCCTCAACTGTTCCAGAGATTCCGGCATTTATACAACTTACATCTGAACCTACCAATGATGGTTCACCTCCTGATTTTCGTTGTACACTAAATAATAAAAGTTTGGTATTTGAGAATAATGAACAACAAGGAGTTGCAACTGCGACTTTAGGAGATTCATTATTGTCTTTTGAGTATAGTCAAAATAATACTACTCTATATCATGCAATTGGTCCTGATGGATTTCAAGTTACTTCAACAAAAACAGAAAGTAATAATAACATTCAAAATAGTTGTACAGTAGAATCAAATGCAATAAAATATAATACAAATATTTTTAAATATGGAGATGATTCATCTGGCTCGACGTTTACTTCGATGGCTAATACAAATGCAAGTTTTGGTACCGGTCATGGAAAATATAAATATACTTTATTTGGTGGAAAAGAATTTATTAAATTCCGGATTGGATTACAGGAAACTATGTCTCCAGAGTCACCCCTCACTCCCCATGTCTCAGGACCCGAATTCAAACTTTGCTGTCGAATAAAGAGAGACAATGCTGAACCAGAGCCAGAACCAGAACCACAACCGGAGTCAGAACCACAACCGGAACCAGAACCAGAACCAGAACCACAACCAGAGTCAGAGCCAGAGCCAGAGCCACAACCAGAGTCAGAGCCAGAGCCAGAGCCACAGCCTGAGCCTGAGCCAGAACCAGAACCGGAACCAGAACCACAACCAGAACCAGAACCGGAGCCAGAACCACAACCAGAACCAGAACCGGAGCCAGAACCACAACCAGAACCAGAACCGGAATTAGAAATTGTTCGTGGTACTTTAAGACTTGTTAATACATATAGAAGTAGAGAAGAAAGTAACTATATTCAAAGAGTAACACCTGACGAGCCAATAACAGATGCTTCCGGCTGGGATAGTCAAATGAGCGTTTACTATTCGTTCGACAAATTCATGAAGGATTTTGATCGGAGCGATGTAGGAGGCGATGGTACTATTGGAAACATTCAAAAAGGTCCTATATCGCTCTGGAAAGAGCAAGATTGGCCAATTTACAGAATAAATTTTTATGATTCTGAAGACAACATTTTGGGAGATCAAAGCGAAGGATATGTATTTTCTATTGGTGATGGGGTCGTTGACGAGGGCGCAGAAAGACATTTAAGAGAATTTCAGCTGAAATTTAGGTTCTACCTGCGCGACGATGCGCTACCAGCCGACGACGGTTCACTCGGTCCGAGACGAACTGTGAGGTGGTACGGTGCAAGTATTTATGGGGATAAACTAGATGGAAAAACATTTGATAATAAAGTTGAGGGTGTTGCCGAAGACATCACAGCTCCAGAGGACGGGACTGGCCTTGTCTATGGTGTGTATGTAGGTAAGGAAGTCGATGAAGGGAACGGCGATATGATGGAGAGTCAATATGTCAATAAATTAGTGGATGGAGAATATAGTGACAGTGATTCATCTGGCAATCTTCCGGAGGATGAGGTTCAATGCGACGCGTCGGGTGGAGGATTATCTATTGATGAAAGATGGTGGGGAAATGGTCAATGGGCAGGTCAATGGACGAGTGAACCGCGTACTGAGGGTGACGGACGCGATGATTTCGGAAATATTGCTGATTGGTCTAATACAGCTGATAATACTTGGAATAACGAAGATGATGTAGCTCCTTATATTCGTACATCTCTAGAGACAGGTATTTCTGATTATCAAATAGAATTACCTGTAAATAAAACAATAAAGTGGAAATTACTTAAATATGAACCATCTGGAAATGATTGGGTAGAGGTTATTGACAGTGAAGACACAGATAACGATGGAATACCATATTTTAGTTGGAGTTTTATACCAGATGGTAGTAGTGATAAGATATTTGAATGGCAAGGAGAAAAGAACGCATCTTTGGTTTGGAATGAAAACACTAGCAAAATATCTCACGATGCAATGTCTGGTTTCACTTGGAATGAAGAAAGTCCACCGGAACCTGAGCCAGAGGCGTTGTATCCGGAACCCGAACCCGAACCTGAAATACCTACTTTTATAGATAATCTTAAAATATGTTGGACACAAGCAAGTGGTTCGAATGATTATACAATTTACAATTATGGCGACAATGGAATAGCAACATTGGATATTAATGATACTGTTTCAGATGAATATAGAATAGAATTAAATGAGAATGGATTTTTTAGAATAAAAACATTAAAGTCTGATCTTTTTGGAGATAATCTAAATAAATATTGGTATAGAAATGAATCCGAAAATATTATAAGAACAAATTGGGATGAGACTTCATCCGCGGCTGCGCCAGAATTTGAGATTGAGCCAATAGCTGATACAGATGGACCTAGTTATTTAATAAAACATAAAGAAAGTGGAAAATACCTCTCTCGTTCTGAGTTGTCTTGGGGATGGGGATTTGTAATTGAATTATCCGACAATAAAGAAAATGGGTACTTTACATTTAAAGATAGTGATATGAATATTATAGATATTGGTTCCTTGATTTATCCACAGGAAGCGGCGACAATGGGAAATATTGCATATGCAAATGTTGATGATGATGATGAAATTCCGTTAGAGTTTTCATTTTTACTCAATATTAATGTTGGTTCATGGTTAAATGTAGATAAAAATACAGAGAATGGAGAATATATTGACAGCGATGGATTACATTGGTTCATGCTATCAGATATTAAAACAAAAAATATTGCAGATACACTATTATCAGCGTATAATATAGATGCAGCCAATATTTATTATAGGCGAGAAGGATTATATATAGATATTGCTTGGTATCCTGGTACAGATCATGGTATGTCGCAATTTGGTGCTTTAAGAGGTGCCTATTCTAGTATATTACAATACACATTGATTCAAGTAGCATAATTATTGCGTTATTATTTAAGAATAAATTATGATAATCTAGTTATTCTATGGATTTATCTACCTGTTATCAAGGAAAGGTAAAATGGTTTTCTAATAAGGCGGGCTACGGATTCATAACAGTTACAAAAGATGCGGATAAAAAACCAGATGATGCTCCATCTGATTTACCAGAAACGCTTGTAAATGAAGATATATTTATTCACCACACAGGTATTACAACTGAAAAACAAGTTTATAAATTTCTTCAGCAAGATGAGATGGTGGTTTTTAAAATATTATTTCTATCAACTTCAAAGCACAAATATCAAGCGATTGAGGTGACTGGTAATGGTAATTCTTTGAAATGTGAAAATCCAAAACCATATGAACGTAGACAGCGAAAGCGACCGCGCTCGCGTTCAGGTGCAAATGGCGCCGATGCGGCGGCGGAAGAAAGTTCACCACCAGCGCCACCGCCATTACCGACAGCAAACGATTTCCCTGTATTAGCATCACCAAACGCGACTGTAACTGGGGATAACGATTTATGTAAATTAACAGCAACTGCTTCTGCAGCAACTGTTTCTGCAGCAGCGGCTGTCGCAGCTTAGGTACAAGTATTCTATTTTCAAGATTTGGAGTTAATACTGATATATTAAATTTGCACTAATTAAAACTAATGTCTCACAGTAAATAGTCGAAAATGTCATACACATGCCTAATTATTTAAATCCAACAGTAGTTGAATTAGACGATGTTAACTTTGAAAAAATAGATTTTGCACCCGGAACTGGTGTTTTCAAGTCAGCTGACTTTGCCATTTTAGATGCTGGTAGTATGCAAAATTTAAATATTACAGTCGATCGTGATGGAGAACGTTTCACCAAACAGTTACAAGGAGTTTGCTTTGTAGACAGTTGGGCCACTAGCCGCGGGACCGCGTCCACCGGCATCGACGACACTTTAGCGCCGGTTGAGAACCCCGACCCCGCCGGACATGGTAATTATGACGGCAGCTTCCCGGCGGGCTACTCTAGCGCTCCGGAAAATAACGTTAGCCAACTCGAGGTAGGACCTGATCCGGCGAATTTCTACAATAATACCGCCGCCGCCGGGGGCGCTCCGGCCACCGATCCCGCATTAGCCATGGACAATGCAGGGTTATATCACGCATTCCGCGGTGAAATGCAACTTAGTGCCATCGATGATCGTGGATATGATTTTGTTGATCCTCGTTGGGGCGGCTCGAGTGTCGACGGCACCACCTACGTACACCCTAACCCGCCTTCGGAGAGCGGGGCCGGCAAATACGAGTTCTTAACAGAACCGAAGTTTACTGAAGATGTAACTTATATGACTACCGACGCTTCGGGTGATCTTTTGTACAGTGATGCCATCGGGGCCGGCCAGACTAGGTCAGAAGATCATCTCGCTACAGATGAAAATGGAGAGATTATGCCATATGTACCCATAACTGGTATATCAGGCGTTAAACGCGAACTCGGCTCCATCGTGGAGACCTCGGATCCTAATCCACTTCTAACGCAATCAAATTCCATTATGCATGTAAACATTACACGCGATATAAAGAATTTTGACAAAAATCAAACACCCGAAGCGTTTGATCAGCGCCGTAAAAGAGGGACTAGAGATTTATTACAAGGAATTATATTTTGTTCAATGGTTAAAAAGATATTTAATACTGGTACGGATGATGCTGATCTTGAACTGAAGAATGTTGATTTTTCATCTGCAGAAGAAAGAGAAAGTGGCCTGTTCTTTGTTAATATTGAGGATTCGGAAGTGGTGAATTCTTCTGACGGCATCATGCTGCAACAAGGGAACACCTCCGAAAATTATCCTACTGGTGTACTTTCAAGCCAAACTTTCAAGACGTGGATTACTGATCAGCTGGGCGCGGCGGCGGATTTGAACGCAGATGCGTACGCCGGTTCAGTCGTTGCTGATGAGACAAAACGCGAATTTGACCTCCGTCGTGAATTTCTTCGTTTAACTGATCCTAACTTTGGTACCATTTCCGATTTCAAACGTGATGCCGACGGACGCCAGTTATACTTAGATGCGTCCGGAGTAGAGACGACCGACTCCCAGTACGATCCGTCGAACAAGTATGAACCACTATACGAGTATAGTGCAGTTGTAGAAGGTAGTGGCAAAGATCGTACATTCACTATTCCAAATGATGTTTTACACAAAACTTTATTAGCTTTTAATGGTTATAAAAGAGGACGACGCGCTATTGATGTTGATGAAGAGCACGGGAAAGTAGATGTATCGGGTGATTGGACTGGCGCGGAAAACGGCGTCGCGAAAGTAGTAACTACACCAAGTGAGTGGTATCCACCCGCGCCACTCGGCGCTGGCGAGGATCCGGTAAACAATAGGGTAGATGGTCAAACATTAGATGACGAAATTAAATATTGGAATTTTAGAACAGCGCAAGGCGAAGGCGCGAATCCCGCAACCGACGCCGCGCCACAACAAGAGCTAGAATATATACCGTTTGTCAGATATGATAAAATGATGGTTTATTATACAATTGATATATTTTTCCAACAAAAATCGCTAGCGGAAGTTACACCAGATGGTCTAAATGCTCTTACTATTGAGGGTAGTACAAGTACAGAGACAGGAGATGTTGTTACAACCGAAGGGGTGGGCTATGATTTTTACGACACCAAACTAAACTTTATACTAGAATGGGTTTTGACTCATGAGGAGCAAGATACTGTTGCGAAGCGCAATTCATCAAAGGCCGCGGACCAGCCCGCCACCGCCACGCATTACCAAACCGTACCCGGAAAGAAAAATGTATGGGAAGACGCTTGGTCCACGCCATAAATAAATATATTTAATAAAAATATTTTGTTAAATTATGAGTAATAATAATTTGAGTTCAGATACCCTACTTCTTCATCCAAAAAATGTAAGAAATAGTTATGATGTAAAGCCGGCTAAATTAATTCAATATCCGGAAAATGTAAAAAAGCCTTCGAAAGAAATACGTAATAATATTTATGATGGAATTGAATACAGTCTTGGATACATGGGAAGTGGTGTAGAAATGAAAAATGGAAAGGACCGATCACTAGGTGCTAATTATTTCATTAACACAAATAAGAAATGTGATTCCGAATCATCATCTGCAATCTGTAAAGATAAAGATAGATATGTATATGTTAGAAATATACCAACTGGAACAATACCTCCTTTAAACTTGAGTTTTTATAACGCAACTGGGTGCAATTTGACTGGACTAACGGAAGGCCGAGGTCTGGTTCCTGGTTTAGTTGAGGATATATATGATTTCAATCCTATAGAATTGACAATTGCTGCATCTGGGAATGGTAATCTTGGAAGTGATAGTTGTAAAGAGATGACATTACCAATTGGATCTCAAATATATAATACAGATAAAGAAAATCAGACTTGGAAATGGGAATCTAAATGCACGAGCAGTTTTAATACAATGACGGAAACAACAAATGATGAATTGAATAGAAAAGTTCGTAATTATAATCCCAAAATAAAAAGGGCTCGGCTACCTGGACCACTGCAGCTAAGGGAAAATTTTAATTCCGTACCGAGCGCCGAGGTGCCATCAGTCGCTTTTGCGCGCATAATTGTTATTTCTGCAGCAATATTGGCATTGCTACGGTCTCTTAAATAAATTTAGTAAACTTTATGAAAATCTTCTCTAGTCCAAAGTGAAGTTCTTTTTCTAATTCTTTTTGGTAATTCATGATTAATGGAATTAGCAACTTCTTCAGGTAAATATGCAATTAAAGATTGTTTTCCTTCTTGATTCTCTGTTGAAACATAATTTTCACTTATTAGTTTATGCATTGGAATATCCCAATGCCCAAATAGCTTACAAGACTTAATATCTTGTATGGCTAAATCATAATCTTTTCCATTATATTTTATGTTATAATTCTCTCTTTTGAAACTAACTTTGTCTAAATCATCAACTTTACATAACAAATGCACTCTTAATATATCAAAATCATTTTCATTATATGGTCCACTAGTGCTCTTGCCTTCTAGATTTCTACCATTATTTTTTTGTAAATTTATTTCAAATCCAGTGTTATTCTTTACAACAAAACAAATCTTTTCTTGAATTCTTAAACCATTTGGATCATTATAATCTTTACAAGAATTTTCAATTTCATTAAATCCTCTTGTTACAGATTCAATAGGTAGATTTTTATTAGCTTTATATAAACGATTTGCGTAATCTTCTAGAAACTTAGGAGTGTCTAATTGTAAATTATAATAATCAAGATGTTGTGTTTCATATTTTTCCAAATAATTTGTTAAAAATGTTTCTAAATTGTTAATATTTTCATTTTCATCATAACATAGCGCCTTTTTGAAATAAGATTTTTGAGATTCTTGTAATGTAGGTGAATTTTTTAACAAGTTTTTTCCATGAAAGAGCCAAATCTTTAATGGTTGTAAACAAATACAAATCAAAAGAGAATTTGGATAATGGTTAACTTTATTAAATTGTGCTCTTAATATTCTATTACTACTATCTGCTGCTTGCTTACAACATGATTTAATTTGGATTCCATAATATAAATTATTTGTACAACTATTTTTTCTTTGAATAGCAATATCATTATGAGCCCCATCGCGTATGAGTTTAATATTCCAATTGTTTTCTAATAATTTTACTAATTCACAAATCGCTTTGCTTTCACATTCACTATTGTGACCGCCTCTTAATAAACCTTCAGCTCTTCTTTGTTGAATTGTTTTGCTTTCTTTTTCCTTTTTCCTCCTTTCTTTGTTTTTTGCTCTATTTTCATTTTCACATTTTATTGCGTCTTGTTTATTAATAAAGAATTTATAACTACGTTTTCCGTTTTCATACCATTGAGCTCTCCATTTTCTTCCATGTAAATAAACCATTTTAATTTTTTATAATTATTTAGCATTCATTTTTTTTATTTTTTAAATTTATAAAATAATAATTAATTTATTGGAAAAATATCATTTGGTTCTGTTTCGGAGCAAACATTAACGTTATATTCATCATTTTCCACGTCACAGGTTGCCAACCCAGAACAGTAAGCATCATCTATTTTGTGATATAAAGAATACAATTCTTTAATCTGTCGTGATTGTGTCTCAAAGGTTCTGCGGAGAAGTTCCTTAAGCTCCGCTTGTTCTTTTTTAAGAGATATTAGTGTTTTAGTAATATCATCTAATCTATTAGTATTTTCGGTTTTATTTTTGATACGATTAACTAATTCCGAAGCTTGCATAATAATTAGTTATATAAAATTTTCAAGTCTTTGGCATGAGCGACTGCGACGCGTGTGCCGATTGTATATGAAATGATATTCAAACATGTTTGAATAATACTAGAGTTATATAGAGGTAAAAAAATAATAATGCAGCAAAACATGTTTTGTGGCGCGCATTGTGCTCCCAGGGCGCTGCCTTGGTGTTTTGTTTTAAATATGTAATATCCACAGGCGCCGCTGCTCGCGGCGGCCGCCATGGTCGGTAATATTTCATTATACATAGAAAATACTATAGTCGCAGTGGCGCTATACATAGAAAAAAGACTATATGATATGTAGTCTGCGAGTGCACCGTTCATAGGTCGCGTCGCCGTCGGCGTCGTCAGAGAACCTGCAAGACCATATTCACAATTACTCCATGTTAAATCAGAACTCATGTTATGATTTTATAATATTTTCCCGCTATCTACGGCGCACATATAACTTATAATCTTTTTGTTAATTCAAGTGCTCTTTCCTTAAAATCACTGAATACTGTAATCATTGCAAATGCGATTACAACGCCACCATTAATTTCCTTTGTTCTGGTATGGTCATAACCATACATGCCATTGAATACATATGGTATACTACGTACAAAATGTCTTAAATAGAATGATATTATTGAAATGGAACCAGCCTGTAAACATGCTTGTAAAAATAGTGTTTTTGTAGATACCTTTTCGACTGGATATTTATCTGTTTTAAACAACGTTCTAAAAAATTTGTTAAATATACTTATAAATATAATAGAACCAACAAAATAGTATATACCTAATAATCCTATATCAATTATCTTAATATTTCTTAACATAATACTATTCAAATCCATTAACATAAAATTTATTTTTTTTGTGCATGCGTATCCCTCAAGGTAAGGGTCTTAAAACCATATATTTGTCATTAATTGTTTTGAACCTTTATTAGATATGTTTACTGAATGAGGCAAAATTTCCCGGTCATTGTTAATATGTTTTACATAATCTAAATGTTGTTTTAAACCAGTCATAATTTTTTGGGTAGAATAATCCAATACCTTATTATTAAGTTCCTTAACCTGATTTAAAATATTCTTAGGTTGATTTTGACTATATTGTAAGTACATAGAGCGCATTATCAAAACTAACTCTTCATTACTTTGAGTTCCAATTACATGTTGTTTGTTTGTTTTTAACCACACTTGGTAACGAATATTAGTATGTAATGCTGATATATTCTGTTCGCTGAAAAAAGCTCTACTTAGAGGTGTTGAAGTATGAATACCTTTCAATTGTTCCATTGTTATAAACTAATGTTTTATTTTAAATCCACAAAATACACCTTCTTCAATTTTACAAATTGCGTCCATATGGAAAGAGAAAATTATATAACGCGCGTCTAAATTTCCTAATAGGGTCATTATTAACAGTTATTAATTCTATTTCGAAACGTAGTTCCGAATTTGCTGGTATCGAAGGTCTTCCATTGGAATGTGCATCTTTGTCTCCGTATCCAAGCGCGGGTGGTATTAGAATAGTTCTTTTCCCTCCTTCTTTCATTGTTTTTAAACCAAATTTCCAACCAATTATAACTGGCGAAATATCATACTCGAAAAATAATCCATGTTTATTATCACGTTGTCTAGAATCATCAAATTTAATACCGCTATCACTTCCCGGTTCATAAAACCAACCTTTATAGTGCACTTGAAGTTCATCACCCTTTGATACTGAATTTCCTTCTCCCACTATTTCATCTTTAAACAGTATACCACCATCACCCACGGCAAATTCACCTGTGTCGATGCATACATCTGTGGCGTCTCGCGGGAAGCTATGTCTATGCCTATGCGGAACCAAACAATTCGATTTGATTAGTAAAAATAAAAAATATATATGACGATGACGAAACATTTTAATATAAACTCGTGATTTAATCTTATATATATCTTTTAATCGTCACATATACAAACATCGTTATTTTCAATGTTTAAAAGTTTCTTACGTATTTTTTTTACAGGTCTATTCTCAAGTTTTAATATAGTTTCCGCAGAAGCTGGGTCTTCTTTAATTTGTTTTCTAGCATTACACACATTATCCCAAAATAATTTAATATTTGGAGATATCATTGAGAACCATTCTTTATCGCGTTTTATTGTAGTTGATGAATATTTTGTTAGTGTCCAGTAAAATGCTCTGATAAATTGTTTATCAGAATTATCAAATTGATCCGTTTCTGAATCGTACCAATTCATTAAAGTATCTTCATCTGAACCAATTGGTGAATAAATATATTTTATGTTATCTGGATTATCAATAAATTCATATTCTATTACAATACCATAGTATTTGTTGTCCATAGTATTATTTCTTATTTTGTTGTAAAAATCAGTCATCGTATTTTTTTCATTAATTACACATTCGAAGAAATCACATATTGGTAGATTGCAAACTTCCATCTGAAGTTGACATTGAACCCAATAATTCCATTTTGGAATACCAGTCAACCTTCTGCTAAATAAACATTTAATTTCGAGCATTCTTCCTAGCATTTTAGGGTCTGCCGCTTTTGTAACAATACCATCAGGAGACGCTCCTATATAATCAATTTCTTTATGTTTAATGCATCCATATTCACTAACTGTGCAATTATTAATAATTTCATATATTGATTGGGCATTTTGTTCATGTCGTATACCATGTGAAAGAGCATTTCCTCTAATCATTTTGCTATTTTGTGTAACTTTTGATTCAAAATATTCTAAATAAGAAACAGATGTTGATTTATCAAAAATATGAGATAGACTACTAGCTGTTAATACGCTACTTCGGTATGCATACCACGCGGGAGTTCTCTGTTCTGGTTGTGGAATGTTGTTTAACCATTCTAGTATTATTTCTACATTATCAACTGCACCGAGTACTTCAGTATCTCTAGCCATAGAACGTGAAATATATGGGATATGTGATTCAACTTTACAATCCGAATATTTTTTTATTTCAGATTCTAACCATTTATCATAAAGGTTTACATCTTTTATATTCAAAGAATCTAGAAATGGTTTCATAAGCATGTATTTTTCTTTGAATAAAATTATAGTGTCATTTTTTTCAACTAGTTTACAAATTGAATCAAAAAATGCATCGGACATATGTTCAGTATTATATTAATATTAATGAAATACATTTATAGTTTATAAGGATTCTTATGACTTATTACAAAGAAATGATTATCAACTATTTCCCATGGAAATATATCAAATTCGATTGAATCAACATTTCTTGGCAATAAGCAAAATTCTTTGATGGCAAAGACTGGCAGCACGACTATGCTACCCTGTACACTCAAGTTACGTATATTTTCATATTTAAAATGTGAAATATTTACAACATTATTATGACAGTCTTTACAAACAATTTTAGAACAATTTTTAAAAAGGGGGTTGGAATTTTCGAAGCGTGCGTCAGCGAGCGCACTCCATGAGCGGCATCTATACAAATATATACAATATAATGAGCAATGTTCTATTTTGCGTAAAATAAATAAAATTATGGTTGAAATTTTATAAACAAATCCGTGTAGTATTTTTACATAGAAAGTATTTTTAAAAAAATTAAAATTCATACTAATAGATAATGATAGAGCTCTTAATAATAATTATTTGTATTTGTATTTTGGCTACTCAAGTTTATATTCAAGACTGGCGGTCGGTAATTATATTTATAACTATACTCTCCCTGTGTCATTATGTTATGAAATTGGATACATATATTGCATTTGGATTAGCTGGAATATTAGCATGTTTGATGAATTTATTCAGCAGAATGAGATTAGAGAGTTTTTCAAACGAAGATGACGTTGTCGACGAGGATGACGATGATGACGATGATGACGAGGATGACGATGATGACGAAGAAGACGACGACGCGGTCGCGGACGTCGACGCCGATGATGCCGATGATGCACTTGCAGAACTCGTAGGACAAGATGCGGACGATGATGGGGAACATGAACATACTTTTAGTCACAAACACCCACCTAGTAATAGTACTCATGAACATTTTAGTTCTAAGAGTAATCCTATTGATGTTAATACAACAATTAAAGATGCATTAACAAATTTTGATCCAAAAACTCTGAAAAATATGACAAAAGATACAACGAAATTAATAAGAGAACAATCTGAATTAATGAAAACCATTTCTCAGATGCAGCCAATAATTGAAAAAGGTATGGGTCTTTTAGATAAATTTCAGGGAGACGGTAAAACCGAAGAATTATTTGAAAAATTTGCAAAGCTCCAAAAAATTAAGAACAGAAAAAAATAAATGCCACATGTGCGTTCATCTATTTATAGATAACAAGTGAGAATAATTTATAATGGAAGAAGACACATCCACTACGACACCTTTAACCCAATTGCCTAAGAATGATAAAAGTGATTCTGATCTAGTTAATAAAATTTTAACACAATTAGAAGAAGTACCTAAAGATGATATAGAGACCATTCCGATGGCGGCGTCTGTGCCGGCGACTACACCACCAACACCCAAAAAGTCTAAGATAGTACAGGATGTGGAGGTGTCTGATGATGAAGTGGTTGAGATGCGTGGAATAGAAGATACCCTACCTTCGCCTGATGCAATAAAGGGATTGTATAATTCATTCAATATTGAAAAAGTATATGCCTCTTTAAAAATATGCGCTGTATATTCTGTAGTATTTTTGTTATTTTTACATTTTCAAAACAATTTTAGGGGAATTTTTGAAAAAATTCCATATATTAAAAATTATATTGGGTTTGCAGGAGAAATAAATATGACATACAAATTACTATTATCTTTTTTATTTGGAATAGTCGTTTTTGCTATAGATACTCAGGCAAATATTTAATCAAATTTTATTAAATATGATGATTCATTATTTTCAATTTTAACAGGTTGGTATTGTTTAAAATTCTTTGGTATAATTTGATAAACAACAAATTTCGAAGCTCTTACATATTTTTCTTTAGATGACACCGTTCTATTAACACAACGTAGTATTTGTCTTAATATAGTTATAGAATTTTTTGGCGTTATATCATTTAAATATGTTCTTGCCTTACAAGGTATGTAGTATTCTTCTAACTTTGGTTTTAATTTATAAAGTTTTTCTACAGTCCCCATTACCTCTATGTCTTTCTTGGAAAAATTGGTAACATCGTCGAAAGATTGAAGACCGAATGCCTGCAAAACTTCTAAGCAAAGTTCCTCAGGTGGATTAGTTTTAAAAAGCTGGTTCTTTACCATTAATATATATCTTTTCTTTTACTAATAATTGACATTTAAAAAATATGAGAGAAATAAAATATTTTTCAGTTAAGTGTTAAATCATCTACCCACCAACGATTAGACAGGTACGGAAGATTACTAGTAAGATATGCTTCATCAGAATCCTTTTTTGTTTGTTTGTCTTGTTGTTTAACTAAATTAGGTCCTCTATTCGCAATATCATATATTGTTCCTGGGTCAATAACGTAATTGTAATATTGCATTTTTGATAAATATCCTTTAAAACCTCCTTTTTGTGTTATGTGTAAGTCATAATAGTTTTGTCTTGGTAATGATTGAAGTGTGTGTGTTGTTTTTAATCTACCATTGATGTATACATTTGATGTAAAATTAGATTGAGTGTAAATCAAATTAATCCATTTCTTAATAGGTAAATTACTAATATCTACGTATTCTCTAACGGAATTAAATGTATTAACATATAGTCTTAAAGTGTTATCAATAGGAGATAACCAAAGACCCGGACACATTATTTCATTTGATTCATGAGGTAATACATTCTTTGTCGTAGAACTTAGTGTTGGTCCTTTGTGAAAGACATGTCTCCATTTTTTACTACCATCCCAAGTGCTACCATCAATCCACATCCACACAGAATACGAATATTCAAGGCCGTTTTCATTTAGAGATCTAGGTAATGTGATACTACCTTCATAGTTTGGGTCTTGAACTGCAATTCTAGGTTTTTGAGCATCAACATAACCTGAAAAAATAACAGGTGCGTCATTGCTTGTATTAGATACCTTTGTGATTGCCATTTTAATGATTATCCATACTATCCATATTACAAAACAAATAACAATACCTGACAGAATTTCAATCGCGACTGAATTATCAGTTTCATCTAACTTTAGAAAATTGGTTATTCGATCCATTTATTATCTACAATTTTTTATATTAGATATTATCATTATGGAACCGAAACGAGTTTTAAGTGGTGTTGCATTCCTTATCCTAATTTTAGCTATTTTTGCTGTTATTTATATGACACTAAAAAAACTTTATAACCCTTTTAATACAGGTATATTGATAATTGATAAACCTGTAGAAATTACATCAGATATGATTCCTTGTGTTGATTCAATGCCGGATGGTTCTGATCATACATACAGTTTTTGGATGTTTGTAAGTCATTGGTCAAAAACTCCTGGAAGACCCAAAATAGTATTCAAACATAAATACTCGAATTACACATTAAATGTTGCTGTTGGAGAAAATGATGCCGATTTAGAGGTATTTCTAACAGATAAGAATGGATTGAAAGTATCTAGAAAATCGCACATGTCATACTATTCAAAGAATGATAGTCAGTATTATAGATTAGCAAGAGAGCTTGACAACGATAATACACATGTTTTACAAAATTTACCATTACAATCGTGGAATCAAATCACAATGAGTGTTTATGACAAAACTCTTGACCTGTATTTAAATGGTAAACTAGCGAGAACTTTTGTTTTGGCTGATGAATTACAAATGTCAGAGGATGCACTTATTCAAGTAGGTAGTGTTGGTGATGAAATAACTTTTAATGGTTTTGTTTCAAAGTTCAGATATTATCCCCGTCTTGTATCGCCTCAAGAAATATACAAAATATATTTAGCTGGACCTGCTACCGAAAGTGAATTATCTTATGAACGTGATGCCCAAAAATTAAATTTAAACCTGTCTTTAGGAAACAATGGTCCTGCCTGTGCTACGGCAGAATAAGAACGAATAAATAAATAAATTGTAATAGTAATGGCAACTGACAAATCTTATTTAAATCCAAAATGGTTGTACGATTTAAGCAAAATCGGCGAGGCTGGTGCTCTCCCATTAAAAAACGATGATGATTTGCGAGTATTTTATGATACTGTGAAAAATGATGCGAATTTAGGAAATGCTGGTTCAGGTTTGCTAAATATCATTAACAATAATGCGGCAGCTGCAGACCAACAAACATTCGTCGTAAATGCAGAATATTATTACAAAGTGTATTCGTCTCTATTAACAAGAGAATATCACGATAATCTCGCTGAAAATAATGGATTTTTCAAAGGGTTGAAAAAATATGCGTTTGAAGCAAAAAAGAATAGACATTCGCATTTAAATGAAGTTCAAAATACTGCGCAGAATGCAACTGATAATTGGCAACACACTTCAGAAGAGCTACGTATGCTTTATAACCGTTTAAGAGGTAACCGTAATCATGAATATATTAATTTAATTGATGATAACTCAACTTTACAACGCCAAAGAGATTTAAGTAACGACCTCTTCATTAGAAGAAAAAATATGAATCAATTCATTAGAGTTTGTACCATATTTCTTTGTTTATTAATTTTAACTGGATATATGAGATATAATAATTTCAGTATGGCAATGCTAACCGTTGCAAATCTAATAATATTTGTTCTTTTTGGTATTACAGTAATTGCAATGATATTAAAGGCAGATAAAATGCATCGCCTAGACGCAAATAGATTAAGATTTAAAGGATGGCCCGTATTAGACGAAACGCAACAAGCAAAATATACAGGTAATTGTGGTATTGACGAAGGAAATGACCAAGGTGCAACACACTGTCCAAATAAAAGATAAAAAAATGAAATGCGAATTTTTTATATTCAAATAATACACAATAATGTTAAATGGCGCATATAATTCTGAACTGTGTCTTAGAAAAAGGTAAATTAAGAATAAAATTCCACTCTTATGTTGACGTTGAAGGAAAGCGATTTAAAAATGTGTATAATAATGATTATAATTGTAGATTCCCAAAAAATTTGAGAAAAGTTGGAGCATTTTATAAAATATTACCAAATGATTTGACTCTTAATTCTAATAATAAAATTAAACCATTTTATTGCATAAAGGGAAAAAATATTGAAGTTGTTAATGTGTTAGATGTTGTTGACATTTTTCCAGTAGACGAGTGTATGATCTGTCTTGAGAAGACTCCGGAAGTAACACTTATTCCTTGTGGTCATAAAATTTCGTGTAGAGCTTGTTATGAAATATATAGACATAAAAATAATAGCTGTTTCTTATGTAGAATTCAAATTAGTCAAGCATTATTAGCTTAGATAATTACTGGACCAGAGCGCCACAGGCATCGGTGATGAATGATAGTATGATGATTTTTCATATATTATTTTTTGTATTTCCAAATCTATATTTGAAGAAAACGACGCTACTTCGAGGAGTAAAAAATGTTGCATTTTAGAAGTATTTGTTTAATACTAAAAATCTTGAATTTTAAATTGCGTAATTAAATAAGAAATAAATTATATAACTTCAATATGACAGGAGGAACACTACAATTAACAAAATATGGTGCACAAAATGCATATTTAAACGGAAATCCACAAATGACTTTTTTTAAAGCAGTTTATAAGAGACATACAAATTTTTCTATGGAAATGCTTCGATTGGATTTTGAAGGAACTCAAAACATCGCTAATGATGTCGAAACCCAGTTGAAATGTAAAATCACTCGAAATGGTGATTTAATAAATAAAATATATTTTTGTATAAATCTTCCTGACATATATTCAGCACACTTCTTTGATAGTGCTACCAATAATTACTCAAACGCAAAATTTGCATGGGTGCCAAATATTGGTTGTCAGATTATTAAAAAGTGTAATTTAGCAATTGGTGGAAATAAAATTTCAGAAGTGTATGGTCAATGGATAGAAATTTGGCATGAAATATTTCTTGATACTTCAGGAAAGAATAATTTTGATAATATGATTGGACATCAAGCTGATTTGTTTATGCCTTCACACAATGGCTGGAACGCGGGTGTTTATCCATCCTCATCATTAGATCGAGCATTGAGCAAGAATCCCGATTCAGATGATATTTACTTTTCTAATTTTAAAAAAAATTCTTTCTTACAACCCCCGTCAATAAGCGGACGAAAACTGTATGTTCCCATTCCATTTTGGTTCTCTACAAATCCAGGTTTAGCTTTACCTTTGATTGCACTTCAATATCACGAGATAACTTTAGAAATTGAATGTAGACCAATAACAGAATTATACACAATTATCGAAACTAAAAGTGGAGGTTCGATTCCTAAAGGAGCAAGGACAGCTCCTACAAGTGATGAACATCATCATATTGGTAATTTTATAACTGGTGTACAATCGAATCGTTTTCAAGACAGTATAGATCTGTCAGATGGCCCTAAGAATATTCAGGGATGGAATATGGATACACATTTATTGGTGAATTATATATTTTTAGATAAAGACGAAAGAACAAAATTCGCAAAAAATAATCATGAGTATTTGATAGAGCAGGTATATCGTCAAGATTTTACTGGAGTCATCGGAACAGCTACTTTAAATTTACAATTCCAACATCCAGTTAAATATATAGTATGGTGCGGTCAAAGAAATGACGTTGCTAAAAAATTAAATCGACATAATAATTATACAAATTGGGAAGATGAGTATATTCCACCAGGTACAAATGCATATTGTCGTCTTTTAGGATTTGATAATGAGGACCCCCTATATTATAAGACAGATACAAATGGGGAATTAATATATGAAAATAATGAACTTATTCCATTAGACAATGATACAACTACTAAAAGTGTAGCCTTACTACCCACAAAATTTAATTTTAATTTTTGGAAAGAAGACGCGATTAAATCGAGTCGATTATTATTTGATGGAGTTGAAAGATATTCGTCACGAGACAGTATATTTTTTAGGTACGTACAACCTTATCAACATAATATAAAAACTTCTGACAAGAGTGGTATATATTTATATTCATTCGCACTTGAGCCATCAAGATATCAACCATCGGGATGTTGTAATATGTCTCGTGTTTCAAATTTACAAATAGAATTGGAAATGTGTGATATTACACCAAATTATGATAATTTTGAGACTTATGATTTTAATGTGTTTGTTTATGCTGTAAATTACAATTTATTGCGTATTGTTGGTGGTATGGCCGGCCTTGCTTTTTCAAATTAATTAACTTATATTATATTATAATGACTTGTGTTACAGAGACTGCATTAAAATGTATATTGTTTGTAACTTTAGTATTTTTTATAATACAGGTGTATACATTAGAAGAGAAGTTTAATCCATGGAATAAATACGGAACTGCGACTGTTTTACACGAAAAAGCATCAAACGGAACTGGTACAACTAGACTAGAATATGATTATGTTTCCAAGCCTTTTCCATATAAAAATAGACCAGTTACAAATAAAAACTTTAAAAAACCAGTATCTCCGATTACTGTGAGACAAATTGCTTTAAGAAAACATTATTTGAATCGCGGTAATGGTTTAAACTCTGTTTAAATTTTATCAATTTTACGAAAAAGTCCCGTTGCTTCGGAGGTTAACGATAACACTCCAGAATCTTTACAAAGACTTTTTGAACAATTATGATTTCCTGGTGGATAATGATTTAAACAATATTTATTACCACATGTACACTCTAACATCACCAACTTCTTTTTTTTACAGTAAGTACATTTTTGGGATTTATTTTCAAGTGCGGGTTTATTTTCAAGTGCGGGTTTATTTTCATTACTCATGTTAATATTAGTTACAATACATATTTATATTAGCTCCTCATTTTTATTGTAAAGCATCTTTCAAAAGAAATAAACCATATACATATAATTTCTCATTTTCGGGACATTCACCAATAATATTATTAAAATATTCATCTTTTATTGTATTTCCACTATCCATTTTACGCCACTTATGTTGATTTATTCTTGAGTATGCCACATAATGACCAGCATCATCAATATCTTGACCCATTTCTTTCACTTCTAAACAATCATCTGTTATAACTAATGAAATACAAATATAGTTTTCTTTATATTGTAAAAATTCACAAAGCTCTTCAGTTGTATTTATATATCTAAAATCAGATTCTAATTTTAATTTTCCGGCTGGGCCATCCGCTGACCAGGTACGTTTTTCAAAACAAGCTAAAAATAAATCAAAAGTTACTCTAGCATCACCAAAATCACCTAATTCAGCAAAATCTTCAGGACGCCAATTATATTTTGATTGGATTAAATAATATAATTTTGAATAATTATCCTGAATCCATCCCCCATCAGGATTGTTTTTAAATACCAATAACTGCTGCTTCAGTTCATGTAGACTATGAGGATCGTGGTCCTCCCTTGCCTGTTTTTCATAATCTTCTATGGTTCTTTCTAATAGAATATTAACTACATATTCATTAGAAAGAAAAGCATAGAGAGATGAATTTATCCAACAACAATTTCTACCGTTACTATTATTTTTTAAATTTAAAGGATTAAAAACAATTTCTGTGTTCACTGAGTCTTTAAGAATACATTTTTTCGGAACGTGCTTAAGAGGCACTTTCTGACGGCGCATTCGTATCGGTTCGAGCTCATCATCTGCATCCGAACCACTAGATGTATCACTACTACTAGATGTATCACTACTACTACTAGATGTATCACTACTACTAGATGTATCACTACTACTAGATGTATCACTACTACTAGATGTATCACTACTACTAGATGGTTTTTTGATAGATACCAGGCTTGTCAGATTGGACGCAGCTAATCTCTGTTTTTGTGCGTTCATTGCCTGTTGTGCAGCAATTTCAGCCTTTCTCTTGTCAATTAGCATATTGACAATTTGTAAATTACGAGGAATGTTTTTCAAAAAACGTTCTTCTCTTTCTTTTGATAAGAATATTGCATCGTAATTCCTGTCGCTATCTCGGAGCTCGTGTGTTTGTGTCGCCATCGGTGTCACGGGTGGCGGGGGCATGGTTTGTGTCGCTATGGGTGCTGCGGGCGGCGTAGGCATGGTTTGTGTAGTTACTTGCTTTCCAGGCGCGCGTGGCGCAGCCGGCGGCGGCGACTGCTTAGGCGCCCACGGCCACCATGATGGCTGTAACGGATCGCGTATGGTAGGTGTTCTTTTTATTTGTCTTTTCGAACGATCTCTTTTTGAATATAGGCCTTTTAATTTTTCCATAATACCAGGATTCTTCGGCGTCGGTGCTGGTGGCAATATCGGCGCAGTATCAATTATTGCGGAATCAAATGTCATTATACTTTTATCTATGCTTTTCATGATGTTTTTGACTTCCTCATCTAGATTTTCGGCATCAACCTTCGCGAGNTCGGTGGCGGATGGACCGGAATCATATGCCATCATAATTTGTTTGACTTCCTTATCTAACTTATCTAAATTTTCGACATCGGCCTCCTTGCGCTCGACAGCACCTTCTGGACCAGAATCATATGCCATCATAATTTTTTTGACTTCATCGTCAAGCGTGGCGATGGAGTCCGCTGCCATGGAGAGATCACCGTGTTCCACCTCGTCGACTGCGGTTGGCGCAGACACCATACGCTTCAGGCGCGCGGCAGCGTGCGGCGGGAATTCCGCATTATCAATACTTTCCATGATTTTTTTGTGCTCCTCTTCAAAGTTTTTATCAGAACCTGCAATTTGGGTTTTAGGTGATGTTGAGTTAATATAATTATAATATTCTGGTTGCTTATTCTTTATTAGGTCTGTGATTGATTTAATAAAAGCATTGGGTATTAATATTTTGTGCTCTAATTTTTTACCAGTTACATATGACTTATCGCTGTTTTCAAAGTGTTTTTCAATAGCTTTACGTTCATATGTGATTTTATCAGAAGCTACGACAGGATCATCAAATGCTTTTTTTGTTATAGGACAAGTAATGATTAGAGTATCTCCAAATACTGAATCTAATAATTTTTTATTCGATTTATTTGTGTCACTCATTAAATAATAAAAAATAAAAAATAAGAGTTATTATCTTAATGTTATGTAATGTCTTGGTATGAGAAACACAGTCCTAAAACGTTAGACCATTTTTTATCAAATAAGAATGTGGTTGGTTATTTGAAAAAAATGATAGAAACAAAAGAATATTCACATTTTGTTTTATCCGGTGAACCTGGTAGTGGAAAACGCACTTTAATAAAGATATTTTTGAATCAAGCAAATACTGGAAAAAACGTTCTTTGGTTAAATCATTTATCATTAAAAACGCTTGATTCTAAAGATAAATTAAATAGTTTTATTAATTCAAAGTCGAGCGTTAATAAGAAATGGTTAATTATTGAGAATTTGCATAAAATGTCAAGTCAATTTTTATATATATTATACAACATATTGTCATCAAATTCAATAGTCGTTTGTGTTTTAGAATCTGTTAACCAGATTGATTTATCTACATGGGCTATGACTTTTGAGATGAATTTACCATCGGATGATAATTTTAGAGAAATAGCAAAACATGTTTTAACTGCTGAGGGATTTGACTATGATGAAGAATTTATAGAATTTTATTTAGAAGAAATAAGCTGTAAAAAGATATATTCTTTTTTATTTTTTCTAGAAATAAAGAAAACAACCGGGCACAATATAATTAAGGAATCGGAATTATCGTTTTCATATAATAATTTTTTAAAAGAAATAGATTTGAAAAAAAGAATACATGGATTGTTTAATCTGGAATTAATTGGTTTTTCACATATTGATATAGCAATGAAATTATATAGATATTTGACAAGAATATCCCAAAATATTGAATATGCTATTGAAATAGGAAATACAATTGAACATTTAAGTAAATTTGAACACGATACTTATCATTTATATGCATGTTTATGTCGTTTATGGAAAATCCAGAATGATAATTTAAGCGGTGCTATTGAGTGATTTTGTATATGGATTCTCTTTGAAAGGATTTAGATTATTGGGATCATTTCTATCATTAACTTGAGACTCGAGATCGCATTTGCCCCCATTTCTTAACGGAACATTGGTCGAATCAAGTGGTATGTTTTGTATTGGTGTCGCTGCTGACATGGTTTGTCTTTGTACTAATCCTGGTTTTGTATCTACATTTCCAATTTCTGTAACAGTTGCATTCGTTTTTAGTCCAGAACCAGTTGGTTCACGTCCACGAGAAATCCCTTCTTTCATTTCATTTAAAGTTGCGTTGTAAATATCTGAATAGGATGTCGGCTTTACTTCGCCTTCTGCAATCCCAGTATAATCATTATCTGATGTAAATTGTTTATTTGTTGGCGGTGCATTGGTTTCTGTTACACTATAACCACCTTTCATTTTTCCTGTTGCTTGACCAGAATATTCATTATCTGCTGTAAATTGTTTATTTGTTGGTGGTGCTGTAACAGAAGTTGCAGTATAACCTTTATTTTGTACAGATGTTGCTAGTCCAGGATATTTATTATCAATTGTTGTTTCTTTAATTGTTGTTTGAAGAGGATCTGTATTAACAACTGCATTTTTGTTTTTTCCTTTTATATTAGTATTATTAATATAATCCTTTAATGTTTCACGAGCAGTTACCTTTAGTTCTTGAGGTCTATCTTGGTATAATGCTGATTGTGTGCCACCAATAGGACCTAATCTATTGTCATGTATTAATGTCTCTTTAATAGTTGTTCTTGTAGTATCATCAGGTGTATATGTGTGAATCGGTTGTTTGGATTTTCCCATGAAACCTTCTCGTGTATCGTGAATGTTTGTTTCTTTAATAGTTGGTCTAAGTACATCATTTGGATCATACACTGGTACTCCTTGAACACCACTAGCCATATTTCTATTGGGAGAGCTATCGTGAATGTTTGTTTCTTTAATAGTTGGTCTAAGTATATCCTGTAATGGTGCAATAATATTAGTAACCATTGAACTCGCTTGTCCAAGATATGTATCATCCTTCTTGTCTTCTTTGCGAGAATCAGAACAATATTGAACAGATAATCTCGATTCGCGCTTGCCGCCACCTAGGCCGCGGAATCCAAACGAATCTAGATTTTGACGATGAGTTATTTGATTTTTATTTGAAACTTGTGATTTATGACTTCTATGTATAGTTGGGCCTGCCGGTGCTATATATGAGTTAAGTGAGTTTTGTCTATTAGTTTCTCGGTCAATAAAGTTCTCAGTTGATCTGCCTGCTGAATTAACAACTGTCGTATTAAGACGGGGTGTGCCTTCATAAGAATGAAATCTAATTACTCTATTTTGAGAAACAACAGGTTGCATACCTCGTCTAGTACCTTTAAATCCATTTACTGTTCTACCTTCATAAGTAACTTTTGGATTGGTTTTAATTCTGAGTTCATTAACAGATGGCTGTCCTGCATATTTCAATGCATCTGCTTGATGAAATCCACCCGATGGTTGAGCATTATATCCCTTATTTAATCCAGGTCCAACACGAATTGGGTCTGTAATTGGAACACCTTGATTAAATCTAGATGCATTATATCTATCTCTTATAGACTCTGGTAGTTTTTGAGTTCCATAGATATTTTCTCTGTTATTTTCAAACATTGGCGATATTTCTTGCTTTGGTTTTTCTAATTTTGAAACACCAGTAAAATTTTCAAGTAAAGTACTTGATGCATTATTTGATTCAGTATTTTGTTTTACATTTGATCCAAAAAACGGAACCATATTATTGTGAGTAAACTGCTCATTAGACATTATCTCACCAGTCAATGACCGTGTGTTTCTACCAGATAATGGTCTTTCTGAAGTAACAATATTTGTATTATCCATATGTGTACTCATAGCACTACGTTCCAGTAGTCTTGTATCTAAAATTCCGCTATCGTATATATTTTGTGATGATTCTTCTTGTTTGTCATTTGATATCAAGTCGTTTTTTGAGTTTAAAAGCCACCCACCGGCAGCTAATCCACCACCAACTAATAAAGCATCCATATTATATAATATATCAAAAATTAATTAAATAATATTTTTTACCCAGAAAATAATATATTTTAATAATTTAATAATGTTTTCTAAAAGAAGGAATAATTATACCAAATTAATATATGGTGGAAATTACAATAAAGGTCCTGATTTTGGAAAATACAGGGCACCTCTTCGCCAGTCATTGTCGATAACTGACCCTGATATACCAGAAAATCCTTTGGAAACATTTAATAATGAATCACGCCTCAAACTGCTTGGAGGTGCATCTCCTTATGATATATTATATAATTCAGATTCATCATCTACGGAGTCATCGCAAGGCGATGACGCGGAATACGAAGAAGAGGAAGCTTATTCAGATAATAATGAAGAAGCAATAGGATGGCCAGAAGAGAAGACAGGTGAATACGAAGAAGAGAATACATATACAATTCCACGCAGTTACTATAACGACTATGGCCTAGCTTTTCCTATAAATGCTAAAGTAAAAGCTTTCTGGATGGGGAATTGGTGGGATTGCATAATTTGGCAGCATATCACCCTCCCCCGCGACCATGCACCTAACCGCCTCGAAACTTTCTATGAAGTAAAGCTCCTTACACCACCAAGTTGGACCCGCGGCCGAGAGACGCGAGCCTTAAGACGCCGAGCCGTTGATTGCGGCCAGCCGAAGTTATTGTATGATCTCCTGCGAATTGAAGAGTCTGACTTGCGCGGCCCACGTCGTGGTCACGTGTCCGACGACTCAGAATCATCCACAAATGATTCTGCGTCGAGGTCCGCGTCGCATTCCTCGAGCCCATCCACGGAGGATGATGGTTCTTCTTACAATTCGTCGCGGAACGGTTCTGACAGTGATTATGGAAATGAAGAAGAAAGTTCGTCTGAAAATAGCTATGAAAAATCATACATAAATTCTTCCATAGATTCAGATGAAGAATCATACATAGATTCAGATGAAGAACCATACATAGATGGTGCTATTACAAAATATACAGTTCCGGAAGAGGAGCGTGACCTAATGAAAATGGAAGACCCAAGCCCATATTATAAAGAAAAACCAGAGTTTTATAATACATATAAAATATATATAGGACATAACTGGAGAGAGCGTTTTGTACCTGGTAATATTGTTTATTTAGATATTTCGGGAGAAGAAGTAGAGATCGAAATTCCAAGCCGAGAAAAATGGATTAATGCTCCTATCCCCGGACTTTCCGACACACAACAGCCTATTGCCGCGGCGAGTCCCTATTTTGAATATGTTCATAGGAGAGTAAAAGCACAGCCAATAAATACTGAAAGAGAAAAGGAAGAGATATTAAAAGATTCATTTAATAAAAAACGTGCCGAAATGAAAAAAGCTCTTCAAGATAATATCAATGATTCAAACACTGAATCCGTTCATAATCTAGGAATACATCCATATTTAAAGAAACTAGATGAAATGAAAACAGTTGACAGCTACAGTTATAATGGTATATATGAGGGGAAATGGCGAAATGAAAAACTAAAAGATAATATCAAAAGACCCTCGAACATTGCGTTGGGATTCACCAGCATTCCGGGAGAAGATAAGAAGGCGATTTTTTGGGAAAAACCAAAAACACTTCAACAGCAAAAACCAGAAGAGGACGTTAAAGAGAAAGTTAAAGAGGAAGTTAAAGAGGAAGTTAAAGAGGACGTTCAAGAGAAAGTTAAAGAGGAAGTTAAAGAAGGACCATATGCGGCGGAAGCTAGAAAAGCTGCACTAGAAAAAGCTAGAATGAAAGATGAAGTTAAAGATGAGGATGATGATGATGATGAAGTTAAAGAGGAAGTTAAAGAGGGACCATATGCGGCAGAAGCTAGAAAAGTTGCACTAGAAAAAGCTAGAGAAGCTAAGAAAGCATGGAAACTAAAACCACGGACTAGGAGTAGTCGACTGAATAGCGCGGACACTGTGCTCAGTTCCATGAATGAACCGGTTCCAGAGGTGCCGGACGACGCACCGGAGTCACCGACAGCGCCCTTGGCCGATGAGTCGGTCATTGCACGTGCACGTAATGATGCTAGAGCAGCTATGGAAGAACGCTTAAATGAACGCTTGAGACGTTTAAATATAAATAATTAAGATACATATTGTGTTACATATTTTCATTAAAAACTTCCGTTATTTTAAGAAATAATACGCATGTATCATACAAAGATGGATTTAGTATAGATGAATAATTATGGAGTTCTTTAACAAATAAATCTATATTATCCATTTGTTTGCATAGGTCTAATATATTAAGTTCACTGTAGTGATATTTTTCCGATAATGTTTGAATTTTTGATATTTTTTCTGTTACTTTTATATCTGAAACAATACTATTTGCCATATCTGATAGGATGTTTCTTAGTTTAAAATTATCTGTTTTAAACATTTTATTAGTGTACATAATTATGTGTTTTAGAGTATTCAGATTTTTGTTTGAATATGATATAATAGTATCAATATGACTTGACTCCAGATTATGAATACTATGTGAATGTGTAAAATCAATTAAGGTATCGTTATTTGGTGCGGGTACTCGAATAAGAAGACATCTACTATTGAGTGCAGGATCTATAGTGTCTATGTTTCTACAAGTAAATACATATCTACAAGTTAAGTGTGTATCTTCAACTAATTGCCGAAATGCTTCTTGTTGAGAACCTAAATAGTTTATATATCTAATATAAATAATTTTATTAGAGTCTGCTGAAATATCTCTGGTTCTACTTATTTCTTCAATTATTTTTGGTAAGTTTGCCTTTTTGCGAACACATTCTTTTGCATCAAAACGTATATAATTTGATGTTGAATATATCCTAACACCCGTTTCTTCCCAGAATTGCACCTTTTCTTTTTCATTCAAATTAGGATTTAATGACCTAAACATATTAAGTATTAGTGTATGTTTGCCAACTCCTGGTCCACCATAGAAAATAGTATTTAAAATACCATTACTTATGTATTGATACAATCTTTCTTGTATTTCCGAGTGTATTTGTATTTGGTTCGAATTTTGATTCATTGTTATAATTAGTAGTATTAGTCTTATTATTTGTTTATCTCATCGTAACCTGTATTATAAAAAAATTCAAGTGTGTCAGAGTTCATTTCAAATGATGCGTCGAATTTGTAATTACATTTAATTGTTATAGTTTTACCTTTGTAGTTATTTAAAAATGTATTTTGTAATTTATTAATCGGAGAATTTATTATAATTCTTATATAATTTATTAGTTCAATATTTTCAACGTATTCATTCTTTCCTTCTAAGCAAAAACTAATAGAGCGTGCACTTTTTGAACAATATTCAACCGGATGTATACTTACTAAAAAGGCATCAATATAGTGTTCGTTCTTATATTTTACTGGAGCAAATAAAAACGGGACAGCAATTGACATACATATTCCATCTAATATTTTCAAATTTGGTGTATTTATATGATTTAGTAAGACAACAGATTGGGTGTTTAAACAATATGTTGTGAAAACAAGTTCAACATTTAGTTTATCATACAGTTCTTTAAATGTTGTGTCTGGTGACCACGATATGTGTTCCATCATTAATGAAAATAACCATTTGAATTTAGATGTATCGTGTATACCATATTTATCAAAAAATCCCAACCATTTATCTGAATTCAAAGGACTAATTTTTGATATGGGTACTTGTTTTAAAATATGTATTAGTCTTTCTGGTGTATATCCTATTGTTAAAAATAAAGCAACAACACTTCCACCCGAAGTACAAATCCATTTTTTTACATTTTTAATGTCAAACTGTTTCTTTTCAATAAGGGCCTGTATCGCACCCAAAAAACATACTGTTGCAAAATTTCCACCACTGAGTATAACTTCCTGAGGTAATACATTTTTAGAAGTTTTTTTTTTAGTCATTTGAAAATTATTTTAATATTTAATATTAAAAATATGCTTATAAGCGCGCTGGCGAACATGTCGCGTCGCCCGGACGCCGACGTAAATGTAGATTCAGGTTTCTTTTTAACAGTTCATATACTTTATTTCGATATTCTGGACTATATTTTGCCCAATGCAATCTCGCGAGCCTCGCGTCGCGCGCGCGCGAGAACGGTGGGAGGTTGGCGTTTATAATATTAAGACCTTTTATAAATTCACTATACCAAGGTATTGGCGTATGGCATGGCTCGGCCCACGCATCTGAATATTTTGTATAAATAACTTTATTATACATCTGTTCTAATTGCTTTAAAGTTGAAGCATAATTAATTATATCTTCCAACAATAAAATTGGTTGAATCTTACGTGAATATGATTCGATAATATGAATCAATTCTGTAGGTATATTTAGTTCCATAATCATAGAATGTATTTTTTTGAAAAAAAATTGTGAAATTTTTAATAAAAGAAAACATAATGCTTGAATTATTGAAATCAAAAAAGAGAATTTTAGGCCGAGTTAAGTGGTTTAACAGTAAACTTGGATATGGTTTTATAACACATAGAAATAGAGTTGAAGATGTAGACGTAGATGTATTTGTTCATTGGTCAAATTTACAATTATCTGAAAAAGAATATCATACACTTTACAAAGGAGAATTTGTAGAATTTGAAATAGAATCATGCTTATGTAATTCGAATAATGGTGGTATACAAGCATGTAAAGTATCAGGTCCAAACAATGGGCAATTATTAACATCAATAAAAGATTCAATGCCACATATTAATAATATGAATAAGTATTCGCAAATTTTTAGTGTAAGACAACTTGACATTGCTGATTTTTCAAATAATGAACACTTATCTAATAAGGCAAAAGAATTATATCTGTCGTCATCTAATTAATATTTCTATTTTTTCCATAAAATATTTCATCAGTCTCTTTCTTTCGATTATTGGAATATTTGGCTGCAAATAATTCCCTAATCATGTTTACAAGATCAGGTATTTTAGCACTTATACTGTATTTTTCTCCAGATAATACGTTGTATAATATGAAATTTGTACTCCTATATTTATATGGATTTGTGTACGAAATCATATACATATATATAGCCAATTGAATGAAATGTTCCGTAGTTATAGATTCAACACATTTAATCTCATATACGTTATTTCCATCCTTAATATCAACATATCCAATAAGCTTCCTCATCATAGTATCACTACAAGGACCTATTTCATATTCTTGTTCAAATAATGATTCTGATGATAAATTTAACTCACGCATTCTTTCTAGAGTTTTTGTAAGATTTTCTTCAGTTACCCAATTATAGTCAGTAATTTGTTTTAACTTGTGACTGTATCCTGTCATAATTGCTGCCCATTCATTAGAAATATGTAATAATTCTGGAATTGTTATTTGTGTTTCACCATCCCATAGAGTCGGCTCTGCAGCCGCGGGCTCGGCAGCTGCGCCGGCGTCAAACTCTGAGTCCGAATCTGAACCCAACCAAACATCATTGCTATCGCCGCCGCCCAACGATAAACCCTTTGCGTCGCGGACCGCATCATATACAGTCATATTCCCAATGTCTATATATTCAAAATATGCAGGAATGGCAATACCAGTAATTTCTGAAACACTTTCGCAAGTATTATTCGTGTTATAAATTTTAATAGGAATTGATATATTGATTTGTGGTTCTTGTATTTGCTGAATAGTTAAATAACTAACAAGATTTATTAATACATCAGTGGATATATGTTTAAGTAATTCAGTTGCTCCTACTGTTTGTGGTCTATTGTTATTAAATGCCTTTGATGGCGTAACCCTTTTGGGTTTATAAGTAGGTGGCTGAAGCGGTCTATAAACATCAGTGAATTTATCTAATCTTGATCTGAAAATAAATGAGATATAATCGTTTCTATAATGATGAAATATAAATAGTTTATGTCTCGCTCTCGTTAGTGCAACATACAATGCATTTGGACATTTATAACGGGGTTCCTCTTTTTCGTAATAGTTAAAATAGGACTCATCAAAATTAAATACAAATACATTGTCTCTTTCTAATCCCTTTGTAGAATGGTAAGTAGAAAATACAACCTTTCCTTTAATAATTTCATCATCTAATTTATCTTCGTCGTTTGCTGGAACAAATATTGGTACATTTAAAGTGCCTACTAATTGTGCCAACACTCTTAATGGACTTTTAGTACTTTTAACAGAAGGTGCTAATATAAATATTGTATCTGGTGATTGTTCTTGTAATATATTTCTAATTTCTATGAATGCCGGATTAGTTTCAGTATTATCAAAAATATCACACACAAAATATTTCGGTTTTTCTATCAAATGTTTAGATGACTTTATTCTATTTTCATCTAGAACGACTTTATTCATAAATAATGCCATATCCGCAGTAATTCTAAAGGATTCTGAAAGTGTTAATCTATCCCAATTTTTATATTGATTAAATATTTTATCTGCTCCAGATAAAAATCTTGAATCGGCACCTTGAAAATTATAAATACTTTGATGACAATCTCCAAGGAGTATCATGCTGTGAGGCGTGGTTGTTGATGCAGCAATAATTTTAGACACTAGTCTACAATATAATGGAGTCATATCTTGTGCTTCGTCGACAATTATTAGGTCATAATTAATATTTTCCTTTAATTTTCCAATATTTAACATATATGTCATATCAATATCATTCTGGCATGCTCCAGCACTATTTTTTGTAAAATAACGACTTACAAATCCATGATAAGTAAATACATTCATATTATTAATAAAGAATCTATTGGTCTTTTCACGAGTTTCATCTCTAAGACGTCTATTATAAGTTAACATTAGTAACTTCTTTTCTGGGAATGTTTTTGCAATCCACAAAATTGTAGTAGTTTTTCCACTTCCAGCAACTGCATCAACAATTACACTTTTTCCAGTTAATAATGAATTTAGAATTTTTTTTTGTTCATATGAAGGTCCGACGAGCCTAGATGCCGGCGCGGCAATAGTTTGCTGTGTTGACAAATGGGTTGTTACTTGTAATGCCATTCGTTTTAATATTGTGTACTTATAAATTATATTTAAGCATTCATTTTTACAAATATATATAATATAATTAATGCAACATCAAGACTGGAATACAGTTAATATTGGTAGACAGTCCGGAGGTTCTTTAACAAAAGAAGAGATTTCATTGAAGGAAAGACAAGCCAAACGGGAGGGTAAAGCTGTTAGTTATCATCGCATATCAAAAGGTGATGCACCTGATAATTCTAGAAAACTAGACGATGCAACCGAAGCAAATAAAATTGAAAAATTGAAATATGGAAAAGAAATAATGCAAGCTCGATGCGCTAAAAAGATGTCAAGAAAACAATTTGCTTCATCAATGAATATGAAAGAAGAAGTAATCGCTAGTTTTGAGAACAATAGTGTTCTAGGCACTCCAGCTAATAAAAAAGTGTTAGAAAAAATAAAAAGAAAATTAGGTATTCGACAAATGCAAAAAAAATGATATAAGTAATTTGTTAATGAGCATATAGACATTGTATTCGGTATGGCGAAATCTAAAGAATCAAATGATGCTGTTTCTAAGTATAAAGCTCATACTCACAAAGAACATATTTATAAAATACCTGACACATATATTGGTTCCGTCGAATTAACAACTACAAATTCATGGAAAATATGTGAGGATAAAATGAGTCAATGTGCATTATCATTTATTCCTGGTCTTTACAAGATTGTTGATGAAGTAATTGTAAATTCATGGGATCAATATATTCGTTGTAAAAATACGAAGGATAGGGTCAGTTATTTGGCTATTAATATTGAACCTGACACAGGTGTTGTAACAATTGAAAATGATGGTAAGGGGATTGATGTTTTAATGCATCCAGAACATGGAATTTATACTGTTGAAATGATATTTGGTAAGCTATTAACAAGTACAAATTATAACGAGAATGAAGAACGAATTACGGGGGGAAAGAATGGATATGGCGCTAAATTGGCAAACATCTTTTCAAAATGGTTTAAAGTTGAAACAGTAGACCTAATTACCAAGAAAAGATTTAGTCAATGTTTCAAAGATAATATGAATGTTAGAGAAGAACCCGTTATTACAAAGGTAAATGCTCGTGAAAAGTCAATAACTAAGGTGAGTTTTCTACCAGATTTTGAAAGATTTGGATTAACCGGGTGGTCTAATGATATGATTGATATATTCAAAAGGAGGGCTTACGAAATAAGTGCTTGTTGTGGAGAAAAATTGAGTGTTCGTTTCAATAATGAATACGTACCAATTCGTCGTTTCAAAGACTTTTGTTGCATGTATTTTGATGACAATGATGATATTTGCTATGAAAATAGTAATGAAAGATGGGAAGTCGCAGTTGGTTTAAGTGATGAATTTAAACATGTTTCGTTTGTAAATGGTATTTATACAGCAAAAGGTGGTAAACATGTGGATCACGTTGTTCAGTTGATAAGCAAAAAGATGGCAGAGGTTATTCTTAAAAAGGAAAAAATCAATGTGAAAACGAGTTATATTAGAGAACATATATTCTTGTTTGTTAATTGTATTATTGTTAACCCATCGTTTGATAGCCAAACAAAAGATTACTTAACAACACAAGTTTCGAAATTTGGCTCCAGTTGTAAACTTGCTGACAAATTCTTTAATGATTTGGTTAAAATTGGATTAATGGAAAAAGTTATTGAAACTTACCAGTTTAAAGAATCAAAACAAATCAAGAAAACGGATGGTAAAAAGAAAAATAGAATTTATGGCATTCCAAAATTGGACGATGCAAATGAAGCCGGTGGTAAGCGTTCGTCGGAATGCACACTTATTCTTACAGAGGGGGATTCCGCAAAAGCAATGGCTGTTGCTGGTTTGAGCGTAGTTGGAAGAGATTTATATGGTGTATTCCCACTTCGTGGTAAGGTAATTAATGCTCGAGAAAAAATTACTACAAAGCAAGGGAAAGGTCAGGTAATGAACAACACAGAACTTATTAATATGAAGCAAATTCTTGGTCTTGAACAAGATGCTAAGTACAAAGATACTTCAAAACTGCGATATGGTCACATTATGATTATGACGGATCAAGATTATGATGGTTCGCACATTAAAGGATTAATTATTAACTGGTTAGATACATTTTGGCCGGAATTATTACAAATATCTGGTTTTGTCCAATGTATGCAGACTCCAATTGTAAAGATGTTACAGAAAAAAAAGGAAGTCCTCTTTTATAATATGGCTAAATATTCAGAATGGAAACTAAACAATCCCGATTACCAACGCAAAGGTTGGAAGGCTAAGTATTATAAGGGACTTGGTACAAGCACTACCGCGGAAGCAAAAGGTTATTTCAGAAATATGTCAAAAATGGAGTATATTTGGGATGATGAATCAGAGAATAGTATTGATATGGCATTCAATCGCGATAGAAGCAATGATAGAAAAAGTTGGCTGGGTGAATATAACGAAAAAATTGTGTTAGATGAAGAACGGAATGTAAACTATTCCGATTTTGTAAACAAAGAACTTATTCACTTTTCAAATTATGATTTACATCGTTCTCTTCCGCATATTATGGATGGTTTTAAACCATCACAAAGAAAAATTCTATTTTCCTGTTTTAAAAGAAATTTGAAATCTGAAATTAGAGTTGCACAATTGGCAGGATATGTTAGCGAACATAGTGGATATCATCATGGTGAAGAAAGTCTTAATGGAGCAATCATTGCAATGGCACAAAATTTTGTTGGCTCAAATAATGTGCACTTATTACAACCAAATGGTCAATTTGGTACACGTATTTTAGGAGGTAAAGATGCCGGTAGTCCACGTTATTTACACACAGTATTGTCGGATATTACTCACAAAATATTTGTTCAACATGATGAAAATATTTTGGAATATATGGACGATGATGGTCTTCCAGTAGAACCAAGATATTATGCGCCAATTATACCATTTCTATTATGTAATGGTGCTCAAGGTATTGGGACAGGATATAGTACAAAAATCCCTTCTTATAATCCAAAAACTATTGTAACATATTTGAAAAATAAATTGGTTAATAAAGATTTACCAATTTTAAAACCATATTACCATGGCTTTAATGGAAGTATTATTAATATTGAAAATGGTGGTATTTTGACTAAAGGGAGGTATGATATTATTAATTATAAAACAATTCTGATTTCTGAGCTGCCAATTGGTACATGGATGGATAATTATAAACAATTTATTGACGAAATTGTTACAGAATTGAACAATAATAATCAAAGTGCTAGAGGTAAAGCTTATGCTAAATGTGGTGTATATCCGAAGAATCTCAGAGAATGGGTAGGCGTTAAAAATTATAGAAGTCAGAGTACTGAGTCAAAACCACATTTTGAAATTGAAATCGAACCAAGAATACTTCAGGATTGGTTAAAGAAAGCTGGACAAGAACAAAGAGCAGGAGTTCTTGTAGATAATATTGAGAAAAGATTTAGATTAACATCTAAAATTAGTACATCAAATATGCACCTATATTCTGTGAATGGTGTCGTTAAAAAGTACAATAACGTTGAACAGATTATAGAAGATTATTCAGAACATAGATATGAATTGTATGACAAAAGAAAAGAATATTTAATCAAGAAAATTAAGTATGAAATGGATATATTGGCAAATAAAGTCAAATTTATTAATTCTGTTATTGATGAAATATTAGATGTTAAAAAATACACGAAAGTTGGATTGATGGATTGGTTAGAAGAAAATGATTTTATGAGAGATTCTAATAAAAGTTTTAATTATTTAATTAATATGCCAATTTATCAAATGACAAGTGATATGGTAGAACAACTTAAAGAAACACTCAAAAATAAACAAGACGAATTTAATTCAATTAATGATAAAACATTGAAAAATATGTGGTTGGATGATCTTAATGAATTAGATAAGGCTCTCAATTCACATATGTTGAACATTTTGAAAGTAGATGAACCAGTCCATAAAAAGACTAAAAGAACTAAAAAGAAGTAATATTTTAAACATCAACAACCGGACGCGTGCCGATCTCGCGCGGCCCACATAAACTACTTTTACCATCTAGAATATCTGGTAAAGCAGTCCAACCATTTATACCTATTTCTTTTTCATATTCATCTATTATATTATTAGGTATGTAAGGACTCATCGTTATAAGATCTATGTATCGTGTCTTCATTTCAGTAACAAATTGTTTAGTATCACAACTTGGAACTACAAGTTCAACATATATATCATTTTTGAATTTTGTCCATTGTTTATAAGATTGGAGATGAAGCTCCGTCTTTTCTCCATATTTACAATAATCTCTTAATCCACTTAGTATAAGACATAATATATTAATACTTCCAATTATTAATTCAAATAATATAAAATATGTGTTGTTATCTTTAAATATATTCGCACTATAAATAGCCATACCACTGAATGTATTCAAAATTAATATAGGAATACAAATCAATTTATTCCATTTTGACAAATATTTTGAAGAGCGATCATGTAACCATTTGAAAACAGCAGCATGATTAACCCATTTTTTTAGTAAATCGACTTCTTCCATTGTTGAATACATTAAATACAATTTAAATATACTAACATAAGTGTTATTATATGAATTTTTTGATAAAATCTATCATGTTGCTACGCGCGGCGCTTTCATTTAATCATTTCAAACAATTTTATCCTAATGAAATCAAAGAAATATTTAAAGAAAATATTATATATACAAATTCAGAAATAATGAAATGTAGCTCTGCATCGCCACCCCATGGGTCTAGAATAGATGAGTGGAGGAGAAAAAATGCCAATTTTTTTGATGCACGCCGGTTTGCACATAACTATAACGACAAATGTTTTTACTTAGGATGGATTAATAATTTTACAAATACAAGAACTACTCATCATGATCATGAACATCAAATATATTGTATTATCGATATTGAACTTGATAAACACGTTATAAATTTTTATAAAATTCTGGAAAATCCAAAAACAATCCTGAATGAAAACGATATTAAAGTATTTAATAAACATCTGATATTATTGCAAAAAAAGCATAATATGACTATTAATTTAGATAAATTGAAAACATTTGATGGTGGTAGATGGTATATGAATTTATTATATATTAAATAATGTATCTAAATTTGTTATATATTAAATAATATGAGTGTGCAGTTTCTTATTAACACAGATTATTCTGATAATATTTCACAAACAATTTTTTTTTCAACACACCTCTCTGAACAATTCCGCGGGTACTATATATCACAAGAATCCGCTAGTTCTGTATATTATAATAATTGGGATACAAGTGGTGACGAAATAGTTAAAATCAATCCACAGCTTGTTTCGCAGAATGCACAAATAGATTACTTTTTAGAAAATCCAGAACAACAAATAAGAAATTATTATATTGCACAAAAATCACAAAATTCGAATTATTATGTATGTGCAGTTGATGGTGTCGACAATGCTGGATTTGGATTAAGGTTTAATAACAGTAGTTTACAGATTAGAAAAAAAAACAGTACAACAAGATATTGGCTATATGCAATTTATAACATCTTTTTGATAAACACAGATGCAGAGATCGGCAATTGCGTCTCAATGTCCGGTGATTATATTGATCATTTATCAAATTCTGGTGATTTGTATTATGATATTTTTTCAGGAAATATTAACAATTTATTAGAAATTACAAATGCGTGGACAAATATTACCAATGGAATTGGTCATAGTACCATCAGTGCAACTGACACAGATTCAATTAAATTATTATATATTACAGATTCATCTTCTATTCCAGTCACAATAACTGCAACATCTTCAGATAATACAGAATGGTTATGGCTGGATACAGAATTATATACTTCAAGTTCTAGAATGAAATCAAATCAATATATGTGGGTATCAGATACCAGCTATGACGCAAATAGTGGATATAATAAAAAAAATATAACCAGTTACGTTAATTCAGCACCAGTTCATGGCGAGTGGATTCAGATTAATAAAAAATCTAGCTCTGCTAATTCAAATGATACAGAATATATTGGAGAAAATATGGTCATTGTTCCACCAGACCACAATAGAATTTACGAATGCACTTTACTTGGTTCAAATAAACCAACTTTTGATTTAAATAATTCAAAAAGTGTTAATTGGATTAGAACTGCGACAACGAGTGTTGATAAAGATAATATGATTAAAATACCAATGACTACATATTCAGAACCCAATAAACCAACTAATTATAATTATTATAGATTAATAATGCATAGTATTACAAGTTTTAATGAAGATTCAAATAATGACCATTCAGCAATAATAAATAAAATACATTATGAACCTTTGCGTGTCAGCGTACCAGCAGTACCTTTACCAGACGAGCCTACACAGGAGGAAGAAATAACTGATGCTGTGGTAGTACAACAAAGTATCACACAAATTTATGTTATGTTGCCTTCCGAAACGGATTTTGCTGGAGTATATAAAACAACCGGCTCTTTTACAGGATTTCATACACAAATAGAGTTTTATTTTGATAGTTCAGTTAGATTTTTATTTGACAATGGATATTTTATTGAAAATTTTGGTCCTTTATCAAAAGCTCATGTTAATATAATGAATTACTCAAATGATAAAGCAATCGCCATATCATCTATTACAGAATACGGAATCCCAATTGGAATTGGGGAAATAATACTAGAGGCAAATAAAACATATGAATTGTTTAAGAAAAATATACCAAAAAATATAGTTATTCCAAAGTTAATTGATGTAAAATTACCAGGAATAACTGACTACTCTTTTAAAGATTCTGTCGTATTACTAAAACACTAAGTATAAGTATATATTCATTTATAATTAATATTAAAATGGGTTTCATTAGAGCAATTAAAACAATATTCATAGTCATTCCAGTTTCATTGTCACTTATGCACACGCGACTCACACCCCATGCGTCGTTAGCTGTATTTGGTTCACAAGGTAGAACAGGTATTCATGTTGTTAACCGTGCTTTAAGTGATAATAAAAAGGTTGTTTCTCTTGTTAAACCAAGGCATGATATATGCTCAACTGAGAATCATATCGTTTATAAAGGCGATGTTACTAATTTAGATGATGTTGATTGTTTGTATAGAAACAATAAGATTACTGGAACAATTATATGTCTTGGTGGAGATACCAGAGAAGTTGGCAGTGATATGCTGACAAAGGGAACAACAAATATCATAAAAGCAATTAACAGAAATAATGCTTCTCCGAAAATAGCGGTTATTACATCTATTGGAACAGGTGATACCGCTGATGACCCTCCCCTTTTTTTTAAAATATTAATGAAAACAATACTAAAAGATGCATTTATTGATAAAAATAACCAAGAAAGTTTATTTTTACAGAAAGGTAATATCGGAAATAATTTGGAATATACTGTTGTACGTCCAAGTGGACTAACAGATGATCATAATAAACTCGAAAAAATATCTGTAATTGATGCAGGTAATGGCGTTATTTCACGAAAAAACGTTGCAAATTTTTGTTATGATGCTATTTATGACAAACTTTTTAAATATAATAAAAAGGCAGTAAGTATTACTGGAAAGCGTGAATGAAAACCTGTTTTTGAATTGATATTTTAAAATATCTCAAATATCATACATGACTCAAAATCTATATTTGAATAAAGACTTTCCCGATGTAGATGGTCAGAGTCAAATAGATTTTTTTGCCTTGTATGCGAATGAACAATTCAGAGGTTATTATATATCTCAGGAGTCTGAAGATTCTGAATTGTATGATAATATAGATTACAGTGGTAATCTAACAGTGTCGACAAATGTTCTAATCGCCGATTACAACAATCAGGTTCAATACTTTAAAGACAAATATGAACAGCAAATTCGTGGTTACAATATTTCTCAAAAGAATAGTAATGCGACATATTTACCCGTGTTAGATAATACGGGTCCTTATGGTGGATCAATATATTCGGAACCAACGTCAGGATATGGATTAATAAATACATATTCTTTAAAAGCATCAGATTGGGAATCTGAGAACTTACCGGTATCGTATCAGTGGTTCTATGCAGATGGTGATAATATTGAGAATGATTTTGAATATTCACCTATAACAACTCTAAGTCCACAAAATTATGAATATAATACAACATTTTTAACATTACCAGTTACGGTTAAGTTGCTTGTAACAGATAGTTTAAACAACACAACACAAAGGTATATTATAATTAATGAACCTGAACCGCTCCCAGAACCAGAACCACAACCACAACCAGACCAAGAAAACTTACCACCATGGTTAACAGAAAATGATTACCTAGATAGTCCTGCAACGTTTGGATTACAATTTCAAGATGGTTCTTTGCAAATAAGAAAAAAACCAGGCTCTGTAAGTTGTTGGTTATATGGATTATATAATGTTATTTTAACAGACAAAACATCAAATATTGGTTCAATATTAACAAATTATTCAAATGCATATATAGATAATCTTTCTACAAGAGGAGATTTGTATTACAATCCTTTTGGTGCCCGTCAAACACAAGCAGATGATGCAACTATTTTAGATAATTTAATAGAAATTACAGACTCTTGGACTAATATTTCAAGTGGTTCTGGTAATAACTCATTTATTGACGATTTCAATCTTAGAGAACATGATAAAGACCCAATAAAATTAGTTTATTTGACCGAAGCTAATTTATTAACACAAAAACTTGCATATACAAGCTGGTATAGCGATAGTGTTCAGGACCAATTTATACCTATACAAACGGAATATAATTTATGGGTAGATGCCCCTGAAAATATGCAAATTGAAATATCACTGTATTTATATGGTCTTAATTATAGCCAGATTATAGGTACACAGATGGAAATTGATATAATTAATCTTGTCAATTCTTTGTATGCATCATATTTTAATGTGACAGATATTCAAACATCTGCGACATATGGGTCTATAGTACTGAATTCTGTTATAAGAGATGTTACTGGAACAATTGCTATCGGATTTACATCTGATACAAGTCATTTAAATGAAATCGTTGCTACTAATTTAATAAATTTGAAAAATGCATATGAAAGTATTGATAATTATTCCCTAAGTGAACTTGAAGAAGAAAATATTCAATTTAAAAACGTTGTTTCATATCGAATGCCTCAACCAGAACCTGAACCAGAACCATTTATAGTTACACGATTTACATATTCTATTAATATTCCAGGCACGTCACCAGAAACATTGCCAGAAGTGGCGATATCACAGCTTAAAGATGTTACTAAACAAGCTGTTAATAGTTATTTAGACAGTTTTGGCAATTATGCCTCATATTTTGAAATAGATATTGCTGTTATAGATGGTTCTATAATTGTAACGGCAACCGTTATAGATATTTTATTCGAAATTACAGAGACAAATGGACAAACATATATTCTTAGTTATGTTTCAAATGCTTTTAGTCAAGCTTCAAGCTTAGAGCAAGTGTTCGCCGAACACCTTGATCTAGAAACAGATTCTATTGGGTACGAATTTAATATTGATAAATGGGAACCGAATCTTAAAGAAGTTGTTTTCAAAGATGCTTATGGTAATGATGTAAAAGAAACTGTTACTGTTTACTATAATGAAGATGGAACTGTTAATACAAACACATTAGTAGTTACAACTGATACTAGCGGGGTGATATTAACCACAACCTCTTCAATTGAATTATTAACTGTAAATGATGACAATACTAAGACAATAGTAACAGTCACAACAAACGCAGATGGAAGTATAGAAACATCAACGGTAAGAAAGAGTGTAAATAATGATATAATAAGTTCAACTTCTGTTATTGTTACGACTTTTATAGATAGTAGCGGAAATAGCGTTGTGGAAACAGAAACAACTAATTTTGATGGTACATCTAGCAACGTTAAAGTAACAACTTTTACAGATACTTCTGGAAACGTAACTGGAACGGAAACAGTTACAACTCCATCACATGGAATAAGCAGCACTATATTAGTTACTATTGAAACGGATGTTAGTGGCAATGTAACTACTACAACAAATACAGAAAATGCTGACGGTTCGTCAAGTACTAAAACATCCACTACATCGACATACGTCGATAATAGTGGCAATGTGATAAATGAAACAGTAACCACTGAGACAGTAGTTATTCCTCCAAATGAACCCGTAACTACTGAGACAGTAGTTACTGAGACAGTGGATAGTTCTGGTGAAGTAACTACTGAGACAGTCGTTACCGACGCAAGTGGAA